GGGCGGCGAGCAGCGCGGCGCGGTCGCCGCTCGACCCGCTCGACGTGATCCGGACCCGGCACTCGAACGGGAGCTGCACCTTGTCGTAGCTCTGGAAGCCGCCCTCCTCGACCGGGTAGTCCGAGATCGTCCAGTCCTGCTTGTACTCGAAGCTCGCGACCGACTTCGCCATCGGCAGCGCCGGGACGCCGTCGAGGAAGATGCCCCAGCGCGGCGCGAGGAACGACAGCGCGACGAACGCCGCGTCGCTCAGCGCCAGGAGGATCGGCGCCGCCGAGTACGAGGTCAGCGTCGGCACCCCCGGCACGTTCGGCACGTTCGGCATCTCACCACCCCGAGAGGAGCGCGACCAGGCAGAACACGATGATCGCGACGGTCCCGCAGATCATTAGCAAGAGAATCGCGTCCATGTCATCGCTGCCCATAGTTCGCCGACGCCCCGAACTTCATCCGCTCCAGGGTCGAGGCGAAGTCGCGCGCGGCGCGGTCGCCGTCGGTCGCCTGCGTGACGACCTCGACCTTGCCGATGTTGACGTTGGTCGTGCTGTGGCTCGTGTTGGTGTCGCCGCCCATCGGGTGCGCCCCGGCGAGCCCGGCGCGCGGCAGGCCGGTCCAGCCGTGCCACGGCCCCCAGCCGCCGCGGGCCGCCTCGTCGAGCGAGAAGCGGATCTGCGCCAGCGTCGTCGAGGGGTCGCGGGCGTCGAGCCCGGTCGTCGCCGTGAACTTGTCGCCGAGCCCTTTCGCCGCCATGCCGCCGGAGGCGACGCCGCCGTAGTGGAGCTGGAACGGGCCGAACGACGAGCCGCGGTCGCCGACGTAGCCGCCCTTGCCCTCCGACTGCCAAACCCTCACGGCGATGTCGGGATCGATTCCGCGCGCGCGCGCCTCGGACCGGATGGCGGCCTCGATCTGGGCGTTGTTCATGGCGCCGCTGCTGGACACGCCGCCGGGGACGCCGGCCCCGCTCGGCGGCGGCGTCATCGGCCGCCCGCTTATCTTGTTGGCGAGCCAGTCCATCGCGAACTCGGCCAGGCCGGAGAACACCAGCATCATCGGCAGGAACTTGCGGCCGAACTCCTCGACGCGCGTGTAGATGCGCTGCCACGCCGCCTGCAGCTTGCCCGCCGCCTCCGCCGACTGGTCGGTGGTTCCGCCGATCTGGCGCTGCGTCTCCAGCATGTCCTTCAGCGTCTTGGAGTTGGTCAGCAGCATGTTGACGGTCGCCGGGTCTGCGCCGGCCGCGAGCAGCAGCGACCGCGCCCGACTCGGGTTCATGCCTTGGATCGCGTCGTTGAGGTCGAGGAACAGTTGCCCCGCGGTCTTCAGTTGCCGGTTCGAGTCGTAGAGGCTGACGCCGAGCGCGTTGAAGACCTGGAGGAAGCCGCCGGTCTGCCCGGTCAAAAGGAATTGGCTGACCTGGTCGGTCAGGCCCTGCATCGAGCCGGAGACGGTCTCGGCGGTGCCGCCGAACTGCCGCGCCACGCCCTGCCAGGCCGAGATCTCCCGGGTCGACTGCTGCGTCGTGTACGCGAGCCGCCCGACGTTGGCGTCGATGTGCGTCACGTACTCCGCGAACTGCTGGATCCCGCGGCCGCCCATGAACGCCGCGGTGAGCCCGAGCGCCTGGCGCTTCAGCGTGCCGAAGAAGTTCTCGATCTTCGAGCTCTGCGCGTCGACGTTCTTGCCGCCCTTCTCGACCTCCTCCTGGGTCTTCTTGAAGGCGGCGAGCGCCTCGCGCTGCCCCTCGGTGAACTTCGAGGGGTCGAGGCCGAGCTCCAGGACCAAGGTGTCGACGACCGTCGTCATCCTACTCCTCCTCGCGGCGCGCGATCACGCGCCTGTTGTGCGCGTCGACCTGGAGCACCTCCAGCACGTCGTACAGGTCCTCCAGCCCCATCGCCTGGGACAGCGGCAGCGCCAGCGACTTGTCGGCCGAGATCGCGGCGCCGACGCTCGGCGGCACGTTCACGTAGCCGAGGAGCTTCCCGTCGTCGTGATCGCCGAGATCAACCGGGACAGTTGCTCGGCGAAGGAAAAATTTGTGTGGACCCTCAAGACCTCGTTGCGGAGCCAGGTCACGGTCTGCGCCTCCTCGACGTCGTCCAGCCTCGTGAGGTCGGTCGCGAGCTCCGGGTGCGCCGGGTCGCGCACGACCTTCACGCACTCCATCATCTCGTCGAGCAGCGGCTCGATCTTGGCGAAGTCGACGTCGGCGGCGAGGAACGAGTTGATGCCGCGGATCGCGACGCCGACCATGCCGAGCTGCTCCAGCTCCGGCGGGATCTGCGCGGTCGTGCCCTTGACCGCGATGAAGAGCCGCCACGCCCACTTCTCCGCGGCGGTCGCCGGCTTCTCGGTGATCATGAACATCTTGCCGGCGTCGCGCCTGCCCCACTCCGCGGGCACCTTGACGACCTCGGACCTTCGCATGCCTCACCCCGCGGTTTTCTTCGGATACTCCGGCGGCGCGATCGGCTCCGCGTTGAAGTCGCGCGGCGAGAAGAACTCGACCCGCAGCACGGTCGCGCCGTCGTCCGCGAAGTCGAGCGCCTTCACCATCGGGCAGCGCGGCCCGTGGGTCAGCCCGCACCAACGGCAATTCACGTCGGCGAGGGGACGATCGATTCCCATGTGATCTCGAAGCGCCGCGGCTGCAGGATCTTCTTCGCGCCGGGCGTCGGCTTGTAGCCGGTGAGGAAGCCGTTGGTCATCACGAACTTGGTCCCGATCGAGCGCAGCGTCACCATGCCGAGCGCGACGTAGACGTCCTTCGCCGCCTGCATCTGCGTCCACCACGTGTCGAAGAAGTCGTTCGACAGCGAGTCGGCCTGCAGCGTGATCTGCTGCGGGATCGCGACGTAGACGAAGCCGCCCGAGAGCTTGCCGTCGACGCCCATCAGGGTCTCGACCGACTTGATCTCCGGGACGTCGAAGACGTCGTCGGCCGCGAAGCCCTGGAGCTGCTGCGGCACGACGAACAGCGGCGGCACCGACAGCGTTACGACGGCGTTGGCGGAAGTGATCGAGGCCATGTTGCTCCCCTATTGGACCGCCACGCTGGCGAGGTTGATCGACTGCACCGAGCCGCGGTCGAGGTACCAGAACGTCGCCGGCGGCGTGGTCCGCGCCGCGCGCGCGCTGGAGCTCGCGTCGAGCACCTGGAGATACCAGCCTTGGGTCTGCAGCGGGCCCGAGACGTCGCTCCCGGCCTGCGCGTTGACCTCCGCGATCTGCGTCGCCGAGATCGAGCCCGGCCCGAACGCGCCGAAGTTGAGGCCCGCCTGGATCGTCGCCGCGAGCGAGTTCTCGATCAGCGCGTAGCCCGCCGTGCTGTAGGGCACCGACTTGGAGTTCTGCAGCAGGTTCAGCATCGCCGCCTTGAACGAGCTGTTGAGCCAGACCTGGTTGATGTAGCTGTCCAGCCAGAGGTAGGCGCCGGTGACGAAGCCGCGCTGGAGCCAGATCAACGCCGTCGCGTACACGCCGTAGAAGTTGTAGCCGTTGCCGCGGCTCGAGGTCTGCGGGTTGCCGCCGAGGTTGTCGGCGACGGTCTGCGTCGTCACCGTCGCGGCGAGTCCGTCCTGCGCCTTGTAGGCGAACGTGATGCGCCCGTTGTTCTGCTCGAAGTCGATCGAGCCGGCCGCGCCGCAGACGAACGCCGCGAGCGTCGCCCCCGCCGTCGCGTTCCAGCCCGAGGCCGCGTCGCCGTCGAGCAGGCAGGTCCCCGAGTCGGAGTTCGCCAGGAGGATCTGGCCGAGGCTCGCCGCCGCGGGCACCGAGGTCGTCGGCGAGGCGTCGAGGTCCCAGCAGACGTAGGCGAAGCGGTTGCCGCCGAGCGCGGTGTTCTTCCAGGCGGCGAACGCCTGCTTGTTGGTGTTGCCGCTCGGGTCAGGGTCGAACGTCGTCATGAACGTCACGAAGTTCGTCGTCTGCGCGATGATCGCGTTCATGAACGCCGCCGGCGTCGCCGCCGCCGCGCCCTGCGAGGTCACGGCCCCGGTCGCCGAGGTCAGCTTGAGCGTCGCCGCGGTCGTCCCGGTCGCGAACGCGATGGTCGAGACCGCCCCGGTGATCCCCGAGGTGACGACGAACGCCGCGGAGACCGAGTCGTAGCTCACGACGACCGGCGTCGCCGCCGAGGTCATCGCCTCGCTGCCGACGCTCTGCGAGTTGTTGACGGCGTAGGTGCCCGCGCCGCCCGGCGTGCCGCCGATCTGCGACTGGATCACCGTCCCCGCCGCGACGCCGACGCCCGCGACGGTCTGGCCGGCCGCGATGGTGCCGGTCACGGCGGAGGTCGTCAGCGTGGTCGTCGAGATCACGCCGGTGAACGACGCCCCCGCGGGAGCGCCGCCGTTGAGCGCGGTCTGGATGATGGCCGCGGCCGACGACGGGCTCGTCGCCGCCGAGAGGTTGAGCGCGCCGGCGCTGAAGGAGAAGCCGTCGACGACGACGGCGAGCGTGCCGCTGACCGCCTGGAGCTGGACGAGCGTAAGGCCGTAGGCCGCGCCGCGGAGGTAGGCCGACACGGCGGCGGCGTTGTACTGCGCGAACAGGATCGAGGCCGGGATCTTGTTCTTGCCGTTGAAGCCCGCGAAGTAGACCGCGCCGAGCGCGGCCTCGAGCGAGGCGGCCCCGAAGTAGGTCGAGACGTCGGCGGCGGAGGAGAACGTCAGGATCGAGCCGACCGGCGGCCGCGTGCTGGAGGTCAGGAGCAGGCCGATGACGTCGACCGCGGTGCCGCCGGCCCCGATGACGCTGGGCGTGACTTGTACGAGTTCCGAGGCGGGAATCGTGGACATCTCTAACCCCTCCGTAGCGTCGTTTCGGTTCCTAACACGATTCCGGCGAGAAGGTCACGCCGGCGGAAAAGCGGCGTCGACCGAGACGAGCTCGACCGACAGCGCGCCCGCGAACTGGACCGGAACGCCGGTGACGGTCTGGTTCGCCTGCAGGTGAAGGTCGACCGTCCAGCGCGACTCGTACTGCTGCTCCGCGTCGAGGAACGGGCTCTGGCGCGGGTCGTCGGCGTAGAGCGGCGCGACGGCGGTCGCGTTGGCGGCGAAGAAGTCCGAGGCGTACGGGTCGCGGAACAGCGTCGCGATGGTCGCCGCGAGGTTGCCCGCGGTCGCGAGGTCGTCGGCGTGGACGTCGACCTGCATCACGATCTCCGTCTCCTGGGTCGCCAGCACCTGGCCGGTCGCCATCGGCCGCGAGGCGACGTTCTGCGGCGGCGAGACGGCGTAGGTCCCGGCGGCGCCCGGCGACCCGGTCGTCTGCGAGATCACCTTGCTCGCCGGGTCGAGGCCGACGCCGAACAGCGGCGAGCTCGCCGCGAGCACCGCGCCCTGCTCGACCGAGGTCACGGTCATGACGCCCGCCGCGATCGAGGCGGTGAACAGGTTGTCCTGGAAGGCGTCGGCGTTGGTCGCGAGCCGCGGCCGGCTGAGCGGCCACATCACGACGAAGCTGCCCGCCTGCGGTTCCGGGACGCGGTTCTGCTGGCCCTGGACGACGTCGACGCCGTCGGGGAGCGCCGCGACGAGGAAGCCGCGGAGCGCCGTGAAGACGTCGCCGTCGGTCGGGCTGATCTGGATCATCGGTAGAAGGCGACGTTGAGCAGCGGGCTCCCGCTCGCCCCGATGAAGCGGATCTGCGAGAGCGTGCCGCGGTAGAACAGGCCCGGGAAGTTGGTCCCGATCGTGCCGCCGTGGATCAGGTTGCCGATCGCCGTCGTCGGGGCGCCGCCGTCGTCGCGCCAGCGGACGTCGGCGACCTCGCCCTGGAGGTACGCCATCGTCGCGCCGGGCGGGATGCCGCCCGAGGTCAGGCTCGCGCCGGACGAGGTCGTCGCGGCGCTCGTCACGTAGACGCCGGCGCCGCCGGCGGTCCCCGAGGTCTGCGACACGATCGTGGTGCCGGCAGGAACTCCGGTCCCCGAAACGGTGTCTCCCTTGAGGATCACGCCGGTCACCGACGTCGTCGTCAGGTTGGTGCCCGAGCCGGTGCCGGTGAACGCCGAGCGCGTGCAAACGGAGAGCCCGACCGAGGCCGAGAGCTGCGTCGCCGAAAGCTGGCAGTTGCCGAGCGGCACGACCGGCTCGCCGCGGACCACCGCGTCGCCGGCCCGCGTCGGGGACGCGAGCGCGAGGAAGGCGACGAGCAGCGCCAGGATCGCGAAGGTGAAGAAGGAGACCGTGAACTGTGCCAGCTTCGGCATGGTTGCCCTCATCCGTTGTTCTGCAGCGTCGCCGCGACCTTGCACCAGTCCGGCCAGCTTTCTAGCACGATCGCGACCAGCCACACGCTCCCGTCGGGGAACGTCGCGAGGTCGCCGCCCTTGCCGCCCGGGCGCACCAGCCCGTCGACCGCGCCGTAGAAGTAGATCGCCCGCCGCGTGCCCTGGAGGTTGAGGCTCTCGATCTGCGTGATGTCGCGGAACGTCAGCGCCTGGATCTGCGCCGGCACCGCGAGCGAGGTCGTCATCAGCTCCTCGGCGACGACCTGGCTGCCGCTCACCGAGTAAACCCCGACGCCGCCGGCGTTGCCGGAGATCTGCCCGAGGATCGTCGTCCCCGCCGCGACCGTCTCGCCGGCGAGCGCCTGGCCGCGCAGCAGCCTGCCCGCGCCGACCGCCGTGACCGTCAGGATCCCGCCCGCGATCGTGCCGGTGAACTCGCCCGGCGTCGCGAACAGCGGGACGCGCTTGCCGTCCGGCGAGGTCGCCTCCTGCCCGGTGCTGACGCGCAGGCCGACCGGGACCGTCGGGTTGACCGCGGTGATGTTGCCCTGGACGACGCCGTGGAGGTTCACGCCGCCCTCCTCGCCGCCCGGTAGAACTCGAGCGCCTGCCGCCGCTCGGCGCCGCGCCTCGCGCGGTCGATCCAGCGCAGCGTCCGGTCCGCGAGCCGCTGGTTGTCCGGGTCGGGCTCGCCGACGAGCGTGATCTGCTGGGCGAACTGCCAGAAGTGCCGCGGCAGCGCGAACCGCCCCATCGAGACCGCCCAGGTCACGAGCGCGAGCGTGCCGATCCGGATGTGTCCGCTGTCCCGCGTCCCCGGCACCGCGCGCGCGACCATCGCCATCTCGCGCGGATCCCGCGCGACGTGGATCTCCGCCTCCTCGAACTGCGAGGAGATGTCGTAGTCGACCGTCGAGCCGCGGAACGTCAGGCCCTCGCGCTTGACGCAGAACGCCGGGTGGAGGTGGAAGCCGCGGAAGTCGATCCCGCCCCGGTGCTGGAAGTAGACGCACCACGGGAACAGCCCCTTGCCCGTGCCCCAGAACAGGTCGCGGCACATCGGCGCCAGGTTCGCCATCGACCAGGTCAGCAGCCCGGCCGAGTCCCGCAGCGGCGCGTCGGCGCTGACCCCGCTCGCCGCCGCGACGATCAGCTTCTTCTCGCCGGAGGCGAAGATCCTCTTGGCCGCCGCGAAGGCGTCGAGCGAGACCGTCATGTCGCCGCACATGAAGGCGACGCGGTCGCCCGGCCGCGCCGCGTCGATCGCGTGGCGGTGGCAGTTGCCGAAGATGTTGTACTGCTCGTCGCTGCCGCGCTTGATCTCGGCCGGGACGCGCCAGAACTGGACCTCGTAGGGGCAGCCGCGCTCGAACTCCCGGAAGTGCCGCCAGTCGTCGGTGTTGATCAGGACCAGGCCGTCGGAGGCGATCCCGGCGCGGCGCATCGATTCGACCACGCTGCGGAGCGGGCCGCGGACCGCGCGGCGCGCGTACTCCTCCCCCCAGCAGGGAAACGACGCGATCCAGCGCATCTCACTTCCAGTCGCCCCGGGTCGTGAGCAGCGAGACGATGGCGTTGACCGTGCTGAGCAGGGCGTTGAACTGCGCGCCGGTCTGGAAGCCGTAGGCGCTGGTCACCGTCACCCTGGTCGGCGGGGTCAGCGTGACCGGGGTCTGCGCCGCGGGCGGCGGGATCGGCGTGTTGCCGGAGAAGCCGATGGTGCCGCCCGACTTGGTTCCGAGCGTGTCGAACTTGTCCGACTGCAGCTCGCCCTTCGCGGTCTCCCAGAGAGTGTTCTTCGTGACCATCGTTTCGGCTCCTATCGTTCGACGACCGCGTGGTCGATCGAGTTGATCATGTGCGAGGTGTCGATCAGCGGCTTGCTGAATCCTTTACGCGCTACGGTCGACGCCGCCAAGGGCGGCGAGTTGGTCTCGATGATGCTCTCGCGGAGCTGGCCCGCGATTCCCGCGCCGAGGATCTCCATCGAACGCGGTACGTCGTAGTCGGTGAGCCGAAGCTGGGTCGCGAACGCCGGACCCCACTCCGCGTTCTTCTCGCGGATCATGGTCCGGAAGAACGGCCGCGGCGGGATCGTCCCGGTGCCGAACTCCTGGAAGAACGCGACGCTGGCGACGTTGATCGTCCCGGGGCTGCCCTCGATGGCTCCCGCGGTCTTTTTCTTCGCGTACGCCTTCCGGAGCGCCGCCTTGGGCCGCGCCGGGTAGGTCGCTCCCTCCAGGAAGCCGACCCGGAGCGTCGACGCCCCGCCGGCGAGCTTCGACGCGATGTCGCGGATCGCCGCCTCGAACTTCTCGCCCCCGGAGAGCCGCATCACCACCTCCCGCCGCGGACGAAGCCCGGCCCCGGGAAGGCGACGTCGCCGACCACGGTCGGCCGCGCCTGGTAGCGCGCGGCGCGGTACTGCGCCGTCGCCTGCCAGAACTCCGCGCCGTACCGGGTCTGCAGGAACCAGGCCTGCGACGGCGAGCCGGAGCCGTTCCACTCGGTCGCGACCGAGACCGAGCCCTCGCTGGCGTTGGAGATCCGACCGACCACGCTCGGCGCGGGCTGGCCGCTCGCCGCCGGGTTGCCGCTCGCGTCGCGCGGCGCGTTCAGCCAGGCGACGTGCGAGGTCAGGAGGTAGAGCAGCGCCTCCATGTTGCCGTCGCAGAACGCCGGGTTGCCCTGCGTGTTGGTGAACATCAGCGTCGCGCGGTTGAAGAAGCCCAGGCCCTGCGCGTCGGTGCAGCCGGAGAACTCGGGAAACATCCCGGTCCACGTCGCGTAGCTGTAGGTGACGACCGCGGCCACGGCTCAGTCCTCCTTCAGCAGGAGGTGCCCGCTCGCGACCAGGGGATGGCCCTTCTTAAGCTCCCAGAACTCCCTGACCTTGCCCGCCATCGAGGGAGTTCAGACGCTGTCCGCGTCCGCCTCCTCCAGCTCTTCCTGGGCGCTCCGCAGGCGCGGCCGCATCTCGTCCGCGACGTTGATGCCGCCGACGCCCGAGCCGATCGGCTTCGGCATCCGCGCGTCGTTTTCGGGGTTGAGCGGCTCGAGCCCGGTCGTCAGGCCGACCTTCTCGCGCGCCTCGTCCGCGACGTCGGAGCGCCGCGAGTGCGCGAACACGAAGCCGCCGGTGACGTAGGGCGCGTCCTTGTTCTGCTCCAGCCACTTGTCCCAGAAGTCGGCCGGGATGTTGGAGGTCAGCGCCGCGCCGGAGACGACGATCGGCATCTTGTAGCCCGCCGGCGGCGAGCCGCGCGGCCGCTCCGGGCCGGCGACGTGGTAACGGACGCCGACCTTGTCGTGGTAGACGCGCTTGCGCGTGCCGCCCGGCGTGTCCTCGGTCTCCTCGCGCCTGTTCTGGAGCTGCAGGTACATCCCGAGCCCGACCTTGCAGCCGACCGTGACCGTCGCCCCGGAGGCGCGCGGCGCCGCCCGGGTCTCGACCTTCGCCGTCGTCGGTTGGAGCTTCCTCGCCGCTGCCGCCATCAGTCTCTCCTCAAAGCTACGGGGCCGGTTCTCAGAACCTTCCCCGGACGTCCTGTCCGCCCTTCGTGGGCGGCGGTGTCGCCCGGTTCGGCGGACCCCTATAAGTCCGCGCCGGAGACCTCGCGAGTCGTGCCGAGCCCCTCCAGGTATTTCCTAGATGCCGATCATCTGCGAGATGCCGACCGGCATCCGCGTGATCGTTCCCCACGAGCCGCTGGTCTTCTTCTGCTGCCAGGCCGACGGCTCCGGGATGATCTTGTGCGCGCGCAGCTTCTCGTTGAACGCGGCGTAGGCGACCTGCTGGCCGTCGACGTCGTCGAGGATGAGCTGCACGACGTTGCCCGCGGTCGAGGCGCCCTGCGGGTTGGTCGCGGTCTGCGTGCCGTACTGCGGAGCCTGCTCGACCTTCATGTTCGGGAAGCCGGTCTTCAGCAGCTCGGAGACGTAGACGCCGAACGAGTTCGCGAACTTGGTCGCGAGCGCGCTCTGCGGCGACAGCGCGAGCGTCGCCTTCTGGTTCATGTCGACCGCGCCCTGCGTCTGCGCGATGACCTGCTGCCACAGCGCGACGACGTCGTTGTAGACCTCGTTCGCCGTCGCGTTCGGCGAGCCGCCCGCGGTGAACCAGGCCGTGCCGCCCGCCGCCTTGGTCGCCGGCGTCAGGTACGCCGACAGGTACGGGTTGTTGATGATCCCGTAGTTCTGCAGCGTCTGGACGCCGAAGGCGTAGGTCAGGTTCTGGAAGCGGTTGAGGAGCGAGGCCGCCGCGATGTCGAGCTCGCTGACGTAGTTGATCTTGCCGAGGCCGGCCCGCTCCAGCTCGCGCTCGCCGTAGCGCACGAAGGTCTGGAACAGGTACGACTGGAACTGCGGCCAGTTCATGTTGATGCCGGCGCGGCCGTTGTTGTTGAAGTCGCCGTAGCTCGACACCTCGCCGGTCATCTCGACGACCGGGAACATCCGGGTTTCCTCGAGCCAGTCGCCGCGCTTCTGCTCGCCGAGGATCTTGCCGAAGGCCAGCGGCGAGAACACCACGTGGATGACCTGCGGGTCGATCGCGGTGGTCAGGATCGCCGGGATCGCCGAGGACGGGTCGGTGGCGAGGCCCGGGATGGCGTCCATCGCGATCCGGAAGTCCGCCTTCTCCGCCGGCGTGAGGTAGCGGTCGACGCCCGGAAGGACGACGCCGCGCGCCGCCAGCATCGGCTTGTCGGCCTGGAACTGGGCGCGGGCTTCTTGGAGGTTCATCGTGGGCTCCTGTGCGATGTGTTCTCTGGGCCGAGTTGTCCTACGCCGGTCAGCCGGTCGGGTGGTCGCTGATCTTGATCAGCTCGCCCGCGATGCCTTGCGACATCGCGTACCATTTCGTCTCGACCGAGGAGCTGCCCACGAGGGCGTGGGAGGTCTGCGCGACGGCTCCGCCGGAGGTCGCGAACGTCGAGCCGTTGCCGCCGGTGCCCGAGATCAGGACCGTCAGGGCCGGGGGCGGGACGGTCGGCAGCGTCGTGCCGCCGGTGAGCAGCATGCCGACCGTGAACGTGCCGGTGGCGGTTCCCACGGTGTAGACGCCGTAGTTGCCGCCGATCGTGGTGCCCGCCGCGACGGTCTGCTCGCCGATGCTGAGCAGGTAGGTGCCCGCGCCGCCGGTGCCGGTCGTGCCGCCCGAGCCGTACGGCTGGACGACGCCGACCGCGTTCGAGCTCAGGACCGCTCCCGGGTAGACGACGCCGGCCGAGACCGAGGCGACGGTCAGGACGTTGTCGACGACGCCGCCGACCAGGGTCAGCGTGGTGTTGACCACCGCGCCGCCGGAGTCGGTCGCGCTGCTCGGCGGCGAGCCCGCCGTGCCGAACGAGACCTGGCCGGTGTTGAGGTTCGCGAACGCCTTCTGGCCCATCTGCGCCGTCGTCGAGCCGTCGTTGACCACCCAGAAGTCGCCGCCGTTCATCAGCGTCATCTGGAAGCCCTTCGGGATCACCATGCCGGCGAAGCCGAGGAAGTTCGTGATCAGGCCCTGCTGCTCGCGGTGCACGAAGCCCGTGACCGGACCCCAGCCGCTGTTGAGCGCGACCTGCGGGGCGTTGTCGCTGTCGAGCGGCGGGTAGACCCACGCGAAGCGGCCGATCGTGACGCCGGCCGATCCCGCGACGAGGCCGCCGTCGCCCGCGTCGTACGAGAAGTACGGGTTCTGGCTGGCGAAGTCGCCGGCGACCGCCGGTGCGGGCTGCGAAGTGACTTGCGTTTGGAAGCCGCCGGTGCCGCTCATGTCTTGGCTCTCCTCAGAGGTCTTACGGGTTCGCGTTCAGGCCGGTTCAGGCGCCGGGCTGGATCCGGGTGGCGTTCGGGAAGCGTTTCTCGAAGTCGGTCACCGTCGCCTCGTCCTGCGCGATCGAGGTGTGCTCGGTCTGGCGCGCGCCGGGCTTCGGCAGCATCTTGATCAGCGTCGGCAGCGCCGACGGGTGGATGTCCTTCGCGCCGTCGATCTTCATCGCCACCGCGGCGTGGCGGTAGACGTCGTCGGCGCTGTCGAGCGCCAGCGACGAGGCGAGCTCGCCGACGTAGGGGCGGACGAAGTCCAGGGCGGCGCGGATGCCGCGCTCGGTCTCGCGCGTGGTCTTCGCGGCGGCCTTGATCGCCTCGTCCATCGCGGTCTTCGTGACCATGCCCTTGAGTTTCTCGTCCATAGCTTTGCGCTCCTTCTCGACGGCCTCGCTGACCGCGGCCTTTTTCTCCTCCTCGGTCTTCTCGGCCTGCTCCTCCTCGGACGCGTCCGTGCCGGGCTTCGGCAGCATGTCGAACGCCGCCTTGATGTCGTCCTCGCCCATGCCCTTCTCGCGCAGGAAGTTCTTCAACGGCTCGGCGTCGAACGACTTGCCCTTGTCGGCCTTCTCGAACTCCTCGCCGACGCTCTTCGGGATGCCGAGGTTGCTCTCGCCGTGGGCCGCGGCCTCCATCGCGTTGTGCTGCTCCTCGGAGACCGATTCGTCGCCGCCCTTCTCGCCGAACAGCCCGGCGACGTTGTCCATCACCTTGCCGACCTGCTCCATGCTGGCGTCGAGCGCGAGGCCCTTGCGGAGCTTGCCGTCGAGCGCGGCGCGGACGCCGCCGAGCAGCTCGGTCCTTTTCGTCTGGAAGTTCTTGGTGGTGATCGAAGAGAACAGGCCTTTCGGCAGCTCGATCTTCGAGTCTTTGGCGATCAGCGGTGCGACGTTGGCGGCGACCAGGCCGAGGGTGAGGGCGGCGAAACGGGTCGGCTTGGCCATGAGGCTCTCCATGCTGTCACCGACCACGACGTCCGGGCCGGCGCGTCCATCTTTCACCAGGGCGACGTGGTTTCCAACGATGTCCCTCATCACCCCGTCGTAGCGCATACCACGGAAATTTCCGGGAGTCATCTCGGCGCGGTAGTGGTAGCCGCTCGACAGCTCCTTCTTCGCCTCCGACTCGATGTCGTCGATGTCGTCCTGCGGCCAAACCGAGAGGCTCGCCTTGAGGTACGGATCCTCGAACGCGGCGTCGTTCATCACCGCGCCGATGGTGTCGTGCGCGGCGTGGTCCTCGGCGCTGACGGGCACGTGTTTACGCAGCAAAGGCTTGCCGTTGAAGCTCGCCGCGGCCTTCGCCAGCTCGTCCGGATCGCGCAGCAGGTAGTAGATCTCCTCGGGGTCGAGGCCGAGCTCCTCGCAGTTCGGAATCTCCGCGCCGCGGTACGGGTTGACGGTCGCCTTCGAGATCGGCGTGCGGGCGACGTGGAGGTGCCCGTCCTTCGACTTCTCGCGGATCGATTCGCGGTCGAGCGCGAGGCGAAGGGCCGAATCAGTCGCCACCGACTCATCGCCGGCCTTCGGCGCGGAGATCCGGAAATACGTGTAGCTCTTCTCGCCGCCGCTCACGCTGATCTTGACGCCGAGCTCCTTCTCCATCGACGCGACCGCCGCCTTGACCTTGGCCTCGGTTTCCTTGGTCGGGACCTTCCAGTCGTAGTCCTCCTCGCGCTCCTTGCCGGGCGGGTTGACCCACTGGCCGACGTCGCGCATCGAGACCTCGACCGAGCCGTCCTTCCTGACCGTGAACGGGTCGTTGCCGTACTCGTCGTCCGAGCTGGCGTACTTGCCGAGGAACGAGTCGCGCTTGATCCGCTTGATGATCGCCAGCCCGGCCTTCTTGGAATGCTCGACCGCCGCCGCGTCGGTCTTCGCCGCGATCTCGCCCTGCTCGCCGGGCGTGCCGCCCTTGAAGCCGGCGGCGATCCGGCCCTCCCTGGCAGGATCCTTGCTCGACGTCTTGCCGCCGCCGCCCGATCCGAACTTTCCGGTGTTGTCGCGCGGGTGATCCGATTCCTTGAACTCGGCGTCCTCGCCGTGCTCCTCCCCCTCGCGCTCCTCCTCGCTCATCCACTGGCTGAAGCCGCGCCGCATCGCCGCCCAGTCCTCCGGCGTCATGTCGTCGGCGATGCCGCGCTGGCGCATGTCGTCGACCAGCTTGCGGAGGCCGGCGGGAGGTCCGGAGCTCGGGTTCGTGATCATGTTCGCGCCGCGCCGCGCTGCCTGCGCTTGCGATCCTCGTCGGTCGGGACGGGCTCGCGGCCGAACGGATAGACGCCGGGCGCGAACCGCTCGATCGGGGCGGCGAGCCACGGCGCGGCGACGAGCGAGTAGCAAACCCCGCTCCGCAACCACCGCCGAAGGAATTTCAGCCGGCCCATCGCCGATGGATAGCACCGATTCCCTCGCCGGTCACGAGATCAGCGTCGTCGGCGCGATCTTGAACGGCGTCTCGGGCGAGGTCGCGACCACCGCCCCGGCGCCCTGCCATTGGTAAGTCCACTGCCCGGAGATCTCCGGCGTGATGACGATCGAGTAGACGCCGGTGCGGTCCTTCGTGACGTCCGCCGGGAAGTTGAACGTCCGCACCGCGCCGGCGGGAGGCCGGACGAACAGCGCGATCGTCGTCGGGTCGGCGGTCAGGCCGACGTCGTCGACGAAGATGCCCTGCAGCTTGATCGAGGTGTCGATCTGGTAGGTGTTCATGCGTCGTCTGGCTCCGGTCCAGAATCGGAGGCTTGGCACGACCATACCGCACTGTCGATGCAGATGGACTCGAAGCCTCGGGCGGCCGCGGGCTCCGATTGCCACGCCGCGGCGTCAGAGGCAAAGCACTTCGCGACGCTCACGCTCGTCGGCTCGGACTCCCAGACCGCCTCGTCGAACGCGAGGCACTTCGCGACGTGCGCGCGCCTCCGGATCAGCCAGCCCTGCCAGGCCCACGAGCGGTCGTCGAGCGCGCGCCGCGGGTGCGGCGGCTGGAACGGCATCTCGCCTTGCCAGGTGAACGCCGGCGGCGCGACCGCCGGGCTGAAGACGTCGGGGACGGCGAACCGCTCGCGGCGCGGCGGCCGGCGCAGCATCGGCGGCGCGACCTCCCATCCGTCGTTGCGCCAAAGCGCGAACGGGCGCTGCGTCCCCTGGTCGCCCGCGGCGGTCGAACCCGCGCGCCACCACCTCGGCCGCGGCGGCTGCCAAGGCTGGACCGGCCAGCCGTGCGTCGGCGTCGCGAGGAGCCGCGAGATCACGTCGTCGATCCGGAGCGCCGCGCCGCGCCGCGTCGGCGGCCGGCGAAGCTGCGCGTCGACCATCTGCCAGCCGAACGCGACCGCGGCCTGCACCAGGACCGCCTCGACGAACGAGCCCTGCGCGATCGCCCCGCCCGGATGGCGCCGGAACGCGGCGAGCGGCGGCGTCGGCTCGAACCCGAGGTACGGCCACGGCAGCCACCGGAAGTGCGGCTCGACGTCGCCCTGGATCAGCCCGGCCCATCGCTCGCGCCGCGGGTGCGGAGGCTGCGGGTGCTGGACCGCCCAGCCGTGGTCGAAGAACCGGGCGAAGGTCGCCTGCGTGCCGTCGTCTCCGCGCATCAGCGCCGCGGCCCGCCATCCGGTCGGGCGCGGCAGCAGCGGCGGGGTCGTCTCGAACACCGAGATCGGCGTCACGATGAACTGGAAGATCGCCTGGGTCCCGTCGTCCCCCCGCATGATCGCCCCGCCCCGCTCCGGTCGAGGGTGGGGAGGCTGCACAGGCTGGACGGGGAAGCCGTGGGCGAAGAATTGCGCGAAGGCCGCCTCGTTGCCAGGGTCGCCCCCGAACAACGCGCCGGCGCGCTCCGGGCGCGGATGGGGAGGCTGCGGCGGCTGGATCGGCCAGCCGTGGTTGACGAACTGCGCGAACGGCGAATCGGTCCCGTCGAGCCCCCGCGCGATCGAGCCCGCGCGCTCGCGGCGGGGGTGCGGGGGTTGAGGAGGTTGCACCTCCCACCCGGCGTTCCGCCACGCCGTGAACGTGCCCTCCGAGCCGTCGTCGCCCTCCAGGATCGCCGCTCCCCTCTCCGGTCGAGGGTGCGGCGGCTGCGGATAGGTCGGCGAGAAGCCGGCGTCGAAGAACCGCGCGAACGGCTGGAGCGGGTCGTACGTCCACCTGTCCGACAGCACGCGGCGCCGGACGCGGACCAGCGGCAGCGCCGGCTCGAATCCCATCGCGGCGAACGCCTGGAACGCGTTGAGAGGGTCGAGCGAGGCGTCGTCCACCGTCAGCGGCGGGCGGCGCCGCAGCATCGGGGTCTGGACCTCCCACCACGCCGGCGTGAAGGTCGGCTGGTAGACCGCCTGGTCGCCGTCGTCGCCGAGCATGACCGCGGCAGCGCGCTCCGGGCGCGGGTGAGGCGGCTGGACGTGTTGAGTCGGCCAGCCGTGCGCGACGAAGTTGATCTGGACGCCCTCGGTGCCGTCCTCGCCGCGGGCGAGCGCGCCCGAACGCTCGGGCCGGGGATGGGGCGGCTGCGGAGGCTGAACCTCCCAGCCGGAGTTGCGCCAGAACTGATAGACGCCGGCCGAGCCGTCGTCGCCGCGCATCGCGGCCCCGGCCTTCTCGCGGCGCGGGTGGAGCGGCTGCGACTGCGTCGGCTCGAACCCCATCGCGAAGAACTGCGCGAACGGCTGCTGCGGGTCGACCGAGGCGTCGTCGACGGTGATCCTCGGGCGGGCGCGGAGCGTCGGCAGCGCCGGCTCGAACAGCGTCGGCTGCGCCGCGGTCAGGACGAACGTCCCCTCGATTCCGTCGTCGCCCTCCAACGTCGCCGCGGCGCGCTCGGGACGGGGATGCGGCGGTTGCCAGTCCTGGACCTGGAAGCCGAGCGGGAAGAACGCGGCGTAGGGCTGCTGCGGATCGAGCGACGCGTCGTCCGCCGTGATCCTCGGCCGCGCCTTGACCGTCGGCAACGTCGGCTCGAAGAGGACGGGCTGAGCCGCGGTCAGCGTGAACGTCGCCTGGATCCCGTCGTCGCCGGTCATCGCGGCGGCGGCGCGCTCCGGCCTCGGATGCCGGGGCTGCGGATCTTGGACCGGCCAGCCGAGCGGGACGAACTGCGCGAAGACGCCCTCGTTCCCGTCGTCGCCTTCGAGGATCGCGCCGGCCCGCTCGCGCCGCGGATGGCCGGGCTGGTGCGGGGCGATCTCCCAGCCGTCGTTGATCCAGAATTGGAAGCGCCCCTCGGTGCCGTCGCTGCCTCGGGCGATCGCGCCGAACCTTTCAGGCCTCGGGTGCGGCGGCTGCGGGAAGGTCGCGACGAACCCGGCGTCGCGGAAGAACTGGAACGCGTTCTGCGGATCGAGCGACGCGTCGTCGACGGTCACCGTGCGCTTGCCCTTCGCCACGGGCGGCGCGACCTCGAAGCCGAAGCCGACGAAGTTCTGGAACGCGGCCTGCGGGTCTTGCTGCGCCTTGTCGACGAGCCTGATCGGCCTCGCGCGGAGCTGGGTCGGCATGTCGAGCGGCGGCGGCGGCGAGAATGGCGGAACGAACGGGGCTTCGGTGCCGTCGTCTCCTTCCAAGATCGCGGCGCCGCGCTCCGGGCGGCGATGCGGAGGTTGCGGCGCTTGCACTTCCCACCCGGCGTTGCGCCAGCTCTGGAAGACCGCGTCGACGTTGACGCTCGGCATGATCGCGGCGGCGGATCGAGTCGGCGGCCGGCGGGGAGGCTGCGGCGGCTGCACCGGGAATCCGTGGTCGAAGAAGTTGATCTTCGGCGCGTCGGTGCCGTCGCTGCCGCGCATGCCCGCGGCCGCGCGGTTGTACGGCTTGCGGTGATGGACCGGCGGCGGATCGTACCCGAACGGCGGCGCGGCGGGAGGCGGCGCCATCACGTTGTAGATGCCGTCGTCGCCGCGAAGGAACGCGGAGGCTCGCTGGCGGTTTCTCGCGACGATCGGAAGCGCGCGCGGCCATTGATCGTTCCAGCCGCTCGGGCTGGCGAGCGACCGGATCAAATACTCGTTGTACTTCAACGTGCCGCCGTCATTGACGACATAGGGAATGACGACAGAGGAACCGCGAGTGAAGACGTTGCCATCGATGGACAGGTTGGAGTCTGCCTGAGTGATGCTGGCGCTAAATATGTTCGTGATCGCAGACCAAGTTGCCCCGCCGTCTGTGGAGCTTATGATGGCAAGACCGGTCGTGGTCGTCCGGCGCACCACCAAATATGCGGTCGTTCCATCATGAAAAACCCTCTCAGGAATAGAGAACGTGCCATCGCCGCCGTTGGAGGTATTGAGCGTCGGTGTGTTCCCACCGTCAAAATAGACATTCGAGGTCGTGCTTGTCCCAGCAGCGACGATGACCTTTCTTGTTCCAGACTGGTCGTAGGAATTTCCTTGGGTTTCGGTTACTGCCAAGGAGACGCTTCCCTCAGTTTGCAACGAATTTCCAGACGTTAGCGCCCTTTGTCTGAATATATTTCCACTGCTCGCCGCATAGCAAAAGTGCAATTCATCAGATGCTCCCAACAGCGCTTCCGGCAATGTAAAGTCTATTGCGCCGCCTGCACTGACCTGCGTGTTCGCAGACCATGTGTTTACTCCGGTGCGCCGGGAGTAGTAAGTCTGCGCCCAACTGTTGCCCATCGAGGCAACGCGAGCACCGCTGAAGAAGGCGACAACCTCGCCGCCGGAGCGGACGATGCAGGATATTCCGAATTGTAGAGTTCCGCCTGACGTTCTTGTGTCCAAACTGCTGTGAGCGGGGCCTTCCGGCGTGGAAACAGAGAAGGCGTCGGATGACATGTCGAAAGCACAATATCCAAAACCGGCCGTTGTCGAAGAAGCCTGACCCCCGAAGCAAATGTGGATCGTGTCCCCGACTTGAAAAGCACTAATTACGTTGATGCTGGTCGTGACGATGGTCGATCCGTCGCACGTCGCTATCGAGGAAAACGAACTCGTCGGGTCAGTTGCTTTGTAAGCCTGCAATGTTGTGGCGGTCGTTCCATCAACGCCGAAGAAATAGACATTCCCGCCGCTCGAAATAAATGGACCCGCACAAGCGGCCGCCGTACTGATTCCAGTGATCGTCGTCGGCAATGCCATTACAGCACCGCCGAGGTGCCGCGCTGGATCACCAGGTCAGGCGCGACCCAGGCTTTCCACTCGCTCATCGCCTTCCAGTTGAGGCGCGGGTCGCTGCTCGCCGTCAGCGGGCTGATCCAGTGCGCGACGTTGGCGGTGAATGTGCGGAGGTTCTGGCAGAGCGGCACGATCTCGTTGTTGCCGCCCGGCGTCGGCCCGGCGCCGATCAGCGTGCCGAGCACGTCCTCGGTGACGATCCAGTCGACCGCGGCGTTGTTGCTGCCGAACTGCTGGCGCACCGTCCGGCGCCCGGTCGCCGCGTTCACGTCGGCGTTCAGGATCGGGACGCGCGCGTTGCCATTGAGGTTGGCCTGGATGTAGGTCGAGGTGTCGACGCTCAGCAGCTTGCCGTTCGCCGTGCCGTCGGCGGTCGGCCCATAACCCGCCGCGAGGAACTCGTCGTGGACGAAGCCGAAGCCCGCGCCGATCAGCACGAGCCGGTGCGTCTTGAGCAGGCCGCGGCTCTCCAGCGCCGCGATCAGCGCCTTCGCGTCGTTGCCGATGAACGGGCTGCTGCCGTCGGCCATCCGCTGGTAGCCGACCGGCAGGTTGTTGACCCAGGCGCGATAGAGCGAGAGGTCGCTGCTGCCGTCCCAGAGCGAGGCTTGGTTGGAGTCGACCAGGGGCATCGCACCTCACCGCCTCCGCTTCTTGCGCCGCAGCGCGCGCATCAGCTCGGCGTTGAGCCGCCGGTTGTGCGGGCTCTCGGCGATCTCGCGGAGCTCCCGCCGGTCAGGCTCCCGGTCCCGCCGGCTCCGCCACCTCTGCGTGGTCATGCGTCCGCTCCCACAGCTCGACCATCCCGAGCGCGCGATCGACGACGTCGTCCCACCGCCCCGATTCGCGCTGGCGGACGACGGTGACGCTCGGATACCACGGACTGCGCTCGTTCCAAAACGCGCCGGGCCGCTCGCACATGAAGTGCCAGCCGCTGTTGTGGCAGTGCATCAGCAGGATCGTGCGCTTGCCCATCGCGCCGGCGAGGTGCGCGAGCCCGGTGTCCGGCGTGATGACGAGGTCGAGGTTCGCGAGCAGCCCCGCGGTCTCCGCCCACGTCGGGCTCTCGCTCAGCACGTCGGCGAGGAGCAGCTTGTCGTTCTCCTCGCGGCCCGATCCGACCTGGAGCGACACCATCCTCTCCCACGCCCGCTTGGTCCACCCGTCGCCCTGCCAAAGCAGCCGACCGACGTCCCTGAACTTCAGCGACTTCAGCTCGCCGTACCGCTTGAGCCAGATGCCCTCCGGGCGGATGCCGGACGACCACGCGAGGCCGATCTTGCCCTTGTGCTCGGCGAACCGCTCGGCCCACCCCGGGTCGGCCGAGAGGTACGGACCGCTCCACGGCACCGTGTCGACCTCGGTCCCGAACGCGTGCGGCAGCTCGCCGACCGGGCAGTGCAGGTCGAAGTCCCGCAGCCCCAGGCTGCCGGGGTAGTCCTTCGCCATCGGCACGACCTCGACGCCGGGCAGGCTGAAGCGCGCCAGCTCGAGCAGCTCGTCGCGGCACTCGTAGCGGACCTTGTGGCCCATCTCCCGGAGCAGCGGCAGGTAGCGCAGCATCGCGATGTTGTCGCCCGCTCCCGCCTCGGCGTGGACGTGGACCGTCGACGGCGGCGCGTCGAGCGTGAAGAGCGGCCGGTCGAACCGCCGCATCGGCACGAACAGCGCCGGGTCGCTCGCGTTCTTCGCCCGCATCGAGTGGTGCGCCCAGCCCTCGCGGTAGCGCCCGATCGAGTGCAGCGACAGCGAGAGGTGGAAGTGGCAGAGCGTCGGGTCGCAGCAGCCGATCTCGATCGCGTCCTCGAAGAGCTGGATCGCCGCCTCGTGGTCGCCGTGCCGCGCCAGGATCATCGCCTGGCACTGCCGGACGTCGCCCATCATCGCGTCGTTCGGGTCGCGCGCCTCGACCTCGTTGAGCAGCGTCGCCGCCTCCTCGTACCGCTCGACGTCGACGAGCGTCGCGACCACGTCGAGCAGCGCCACGGTCGACCGCCCGGTCAGCCGCGCCTGCTCCTCGTGCGCGGCGAGGCTCTTCGCCGCGTTGTTCAGCCTTCCCTCGACCAGGCCGAGCGTCCGCCAGGCGTACTGGTTCGACGGCTCGATCTTGGTCGCCCGCTCGGCCTCCGACTTCGCCGCGCCGGTCATGCCGAGCGGCAGCATCGCCTTGTTGACCAGCTCGACGCGGTAGTCGGCCGCCATCGGGTCGGCCTCCAGCGCCCGCTTGAACCAGTCGAACGCGGCGCCGGGCCGCTCGTGCTGGAGCGCGAGCCGCGCGAAGAACGCGCAAGCCTCGCCGTGCATGACGCGCTGGACGCCGTTCCAGGGCGGCGGGGTGCGGACCAGGACCGAGCGGTAGAGCGGGTGCGCCTTCGCCCACTCGCCGTTCTCCAGGAGCCACCGCGCGCGCCCGAGGATCTCCTCGGCCGCCTCGTCGGTGCGCTCCGGCGAGCCGGGGAAGCCGGTCCAGCCGCTCTGGTACTCGGTGAACGCCAGCGCCGCGCCGACCTCGCCGGCGTGCCGGGCGACGAGCCCGCCCTTGCCGCAGATGATCAGCCGGCCGTTCTCGTCGAGGATCGCCGGGCTGTCGTCGACCGCGACCATCGTGTCGGGCGCCAGCCGCGGCCAGATCGCCTTCAGCTCCAGGAAGTGGTGGACCTGCGCCTCGGTCTCGACCTGCCAGTTGAGGTGCGACGCGTCGAGGTAGACCAGCGCCGGAATTTCCGGCTGCGCGCCCAGCGCCTTCAAGAACGCGACGCTGTCGGCGCAGGCGACGGTCGTGCGCTCGCCGGTCAGCGCGTTGGCCCGCGAAGCCTTCCCCCGGTCGATGTCGACCGACCTGACGAAGCCGCCGGCGAAGTCCGCGTACTTGTCGAACATGATGGTCGAGCAGCCGTTGCCGACCCAGTTGTCCGGCTCCTCGATGCAGCCGGTCTCGACGATCAGCGGCTCCTCGAAGCCGTCGAGGTGCTCGAACATCGCCCGGAACGTGTTGACCCGGTTCATCTGCGGGTTGCCGCCCTTGAGCCGCGGCACCGCGTGGCCGTCGAACCAGCTCCAGAAGTGCTCGCTTCTCACGTGATGCCTCCGGTCAGGACGTCGTTGAGGACCTCGGTCTTCCCCTCCTCGTGCAGGTTCTGCCCGCAGTGGGGGCAGTGCAGCCACGTCGTCTCGACCGGCCTGGCGCACCGCTGGCACGACCTCGGCTCGACCCGCTCCGATTCCTTCGGGTGCTTCTTCGTGCGGTTGTCGCCGACGAAGCCGTCGTCGTAGCGCAGCACGGTCCCGGTGCCGACGCAGCGGCCGTCGGCCCCGTCGTTGGCGCTGCCGAGCCCGAGGCACTTGTCGGTCCCGGGGCAGCCGATCGCCGTGCATTCGCCGGGCGCGACGAAGCCGCAGCCGGGCTTGCGGCAGTCGGGGCACGGGATCGGCGTCGCGTGCTGCCACGGGTGGCCGCCCTTGCGGGAGGTCTCGATCAGCGGACCGCCATCCTGGAACGAGTTGCAGCCGAACTCCGGCTCGGTCAGGACGCCCTTGAGCGGTCCCAGGCACTTGCCGCGGCCGTCGGGGTCGAACCAGGTGACGACGATCTCGCCGCCGTCGTAGCCGGTCTCTCGGCGCACCAGCCAGAGCGCGCAGTGGTCGCAGGTCGACATGGAATGTTTGCCCTCGCGTGGAAAAGAATATCGGGGGGCATTCTAATAGCAGCGCCAGCCCTCGCGCACGAGTTTCGCGTGGAGCTCGTCCTCCCGCTCCTTGATGTCCACACGTTTCTCGAAGGGGACGCAGGGCTTCCCGACGCAGCCGAGGCAGATCAGCTTCATGCAGCCGCGGCAGATCTCGACGAACTCCATCATCCGCCGCATCGACGGAAACTCGGTCATGTGCTGGCAGTGCGAGCAGGTCGAGGAGTGGATCTCGCGAACCCGGCCGGACTGGCCGGGCTCGTCGAAGTATTGGGAGACCGCTCCCGGCTTCAGCCTTACGAGCCGAGGCAAGCGATCACCGCTCGATGATGCTCAACGTCCCGACCGCGGAGCCGGTGAAGTTCGAGGACAGCACCCGGAGCGCGAGGCCCTGCGAGGCGCCGGAGGCGACGATGATGTTGTCGCCGTCGTCGAGCGCGCGCCAGCGGTAGCTTCCGCGCTGGTTGATCGCCCAGTTCTTCAGGTTGAGGCCGAGGCCGACGGTCGTGATGTTCGGCGGCTCGGTGGTCACGGTGTTGTAGAACAGCGTCGTCGCGGCGATGTCGGCGGGGTCCAGAAGGTTCATCGCCACCGCGGTCGCGGCCATCGTGTTGGTGCTGGCGATCCGGGAAAGGTCCCACTGGCATTGGCAGTCGGTCGAGGCCAGCGCCGCGGTCTGGCCGAACTCGGCCTCGTAGACCATCGCGCGGCGGCCCGCCGCGGCGAGGACGCCCGCGCTCTTGTAGGTGCCCGCGACCGTGCCAACCAAAAGCGGACCGGAAAAATTCGACATGAAGCTCTCCCCAGGATCGCGAAGGCCGATTCGATGGCTGAGTCTTTAACATCAAAGCCGCGACCTGTCACGCCGCCGCGTCAGCACGTCCCCTGGACGGGCGACTCGCGCAGCCCCTCGGCGGCGACTTCCGCGACCTTGACGATCTCGGCGACGCGCTCCGCCGGCAGCGCGCCGCGCTTCATCGCGTCGATCTCCTCCTCGCTCACGCCGAGGAATCCGGGGGCGTAGGCGCACCGGAACCGCAGCAGGTTCATGTGGAGGACGGAGGTCACGTCAGCCCCGGGACGACGGGCTTCCAGACGCAGCGGCAGTTGATCAGCTCGCCGGGCAGGATGCGCTTGCGGACGCGCGGGTCGGGGTCGAACCAGCCCTCCTTGAGGTCGAACTTCTTGCCGTGGTTGGCGAGGTGGGTCGGCCGCGGCTCCTTGCCGGCGTGCGAGTGCAGCCACACGCCCTTCTCGAGCCCGAGGTCGACCTGGCGGACCCGCATCAGCGCGCTCGTGGCCTTGTTGTTCTGGTCGCGGGCGATCAGCGCCGCGCGCCGGTAGCTCACGCCGTAGTTCTTGCGAAGGTCCTTCGACAGCGTCGCGAGGTCGCGGCCGGCCTTGACGCTCTGCATCACCGACGTCTGGACGTCGCCGAGGTACTTCTCCGGGATCGAGCGGATCAGCGAGACGTTCTCCGCGACCGTCGCGTCGACCACGTCGCGCATGCCCTTGGTCATCCGGAACGGGACCGTGAAGCCGGCCTGCTTGAGCATCCGCAGCAGCGTCGCGTCGGCTCCTCCTCGCGCGCGCCTCGCGAACAGCGCCGCGATCTCCGGCGCAGCCTCGTTGAACCGCCGCCGCCATTGCCGCGACAGCCTTCGCATCTCGCGGTCGAGGTCGGAGGCCGGCGAGTCCATCGCGATCGGCGGGTTGTCCCGGTAGGCGGCCTCGATCCAGTGCTCGACCGAGCGCCGCATCTCCTCCAGCAGGAGGCGGAGCCGCTTGCGGTACGCCGCCTCGATCCCGGCGTTCGGGCGAATCGCGCGCGCGGCCGACTTGGCGATCATTTCAAGTCCGCGAAGTCCTCGGGCTGCTCCTCCGCGAGCGGGTCCGGCTCGAAGAACCTGCACCAGCCGTCCGCGAAGATCGTGCCGAGCGGGCCGCCGCGGAACGACGTGACCTTCGTGCAGAAGCCGCCGGGGTCCGTGGGGAAGCCCGCGACGAACATCGAGCACTTGTCGCACCTCTCCTCGCCGCGCGGCTCGTTCTGGTAGCGCGCCTCGGCCTTGCTCGCGGATCCGCTCGCCTGCGCCGCGGCCTGCGCGTCGAACTGCGCGGCCTCCTCCGGCGTCAGGAGCATCTGCGTGGCGTCGATTCGCTCGACCATCGTCACATCTCTTTGCAATAAACCTGCAGCACGCCGCCCTTGTTCTCGACCTTCTCAATATAGAGCTTCAGGTTGCTCTTAAACAGCGTCTCGTCCTCGCCCTTGTGGGACGAGATCGGGTCGACGTATGCGCCGCCCTTGCCGCTGGTCGTGATGTGCAGCTTGGTGTTGCCGCCCCATCCGCTCGAGCTGCTGCTCGCGAAGTTGCGGTGCGTCCAGATCACGCCGGGCTTGAGCTTCCCCTGCGTCGCCGCGTCGAGCGAGAGTCCGCGCTTCGTCGGCTTGGTCTGCTTCGGCAGCTTGTCGATCGCGGCGTTGAGGACCTTCTCGAACATGAACTGCGCCGGCGTCATCGCGTCGTCGCGGATCGCCGTGTTGATCCAGCCGGACTGCGGCCCGGTGTACGCCTTGATGCAGCCCATCTCGAAGCCGGAGAGCTTCTCGAAGCCGTGGCCGGGGTTCTTCGCCGCCGCGTATTGCGCCTCCGCCGTCCACGACTTGAACTTGTCGAGCGCGTTCTTCGTGCCGCCGAAGTGGTCGACGAACGCGTCGAAGGCTTCCAGCTCGGCCGGCTCGGTGATGCCGAGCTCCTTCGTGACCTCGGCGTGCTGCGCCTTGAGCTTCTCCTTCTCCGCCGCGGCCTTCTTCGCCTGCTCGGCCGCCGCCTCCTTCTGCTTCGCCGCCTGCTTCTTTTGCAGCTCGGTCTGGTTCTGCTGCACGTAAGCCTTCAGCGCCGCGACCTTCGCCCCGAGCGTCTTGAAGTCGTTGACCTTCTGCGCCAGCGCGCCGGCGTCGGTCAGCGTCTTGCCCTCGTACTTGGCGTTGAACTCGTTGACGAGCTTGTTCACCTCCGGGACCACGGTCATCGCCCCGTTCATCTGCTGCAGCTCGTTGAAGCCCGGCACGTACGCGGACTGGAGCTGCACCGACTTCTTCGCCTTCTCCAGCTCCTGCGCCGTCGGGGCCGGGAAGCTGCTCGGCTTGACCTCCTCCGCCGCCTTCGCCGCGGCCTTCGGGGTCGGAGCCTTCGCCGCCGCCGCGACCGCCTTCTCGGCGGGTGCGAGGAGCGGCGCCGCCGGCGAGCCGCCGAGGTATCCCAACTCGGCCGCCTTCTTGAACGCCTTCGCCGCGGCCGCGCCCTCGCCTTGCTGCGCCGCCTTGTTGCCGGCCAGGAAGAACGCCTCGCCGAGCTTGTCCTTCAGCTTCTCGGCCATCTCGGGCATGCCGTGCTTCGCGGCGTTCTTCATCATGAAGCCGAGCATCGTGCGGTAGGTCGAGCCCGCGTTGGTCGGCTTCCCGAGGACGTGCCCGACGTTGTGGCCGAACTCCTCGGCCGATCCCGGCGCACCGACGCCGACCTTCCACAGGCCGCCGAACGCGGTCTTCTTGCCGCCGCTAGAGGTCGCCGCCGGAGCTTTCGTTTCCAGCGATGGCGTAAGATCGGGCGGGGTCGTTTCGACCATGTCCCACACGTCCTGCATCTCCATTCCCATCTCGCTCGCCAAAGTCGTCGCTTCGGCGTTCGTCAGCGGTACCCCGCCGCCGTGGACGAACTGCATCGCCTTGCCGAGCAGCGGGAGATCCTCGATCTGCTTCGCGGAGAGGGAGCCCTCCTCCTCATCATCAGGCTCCTCCGCGAGCGATTCCCCGCCGATGCCGTGTTCCTCGGCCAGGTTCTGCATCGCCTTGGCGAGCGAGCCGCCGTGCGCCTTCTTCAGCTCGTGCGCCTCGACCGGCGACAGCGCCGCCTCCAGATCTTCCTCGCCGACGTTGTTCTTCAGCGCGGCGACCGCCTTCTTCTCGGCGCTCTCGAACGAGCCGCCCTCGCCGTGCTTGCCGACGATCTTCTTCAGCTCCTTCGCGAACTCCTTCGGCCCGCCGCCGCCTCCCGCGGTCGTGGCGAACTTGCCCTCCGCGTCGCGCGGGTGCTTGCTCTCCTCGAAGTTCGCCTCGTCGTGCGCCAGCACCGCCTGGTCGCGCTTGCGGTTGAGGAAGCCCGCCGCCTTGCTCTCCGGGACCAGCACGACGCCCTCGCTCTCGTCGTCGTGCTGCGACGGGTCGCCGCCCTCGCGCTCGGCGTGGTAGTAGCGCGTCGTCGAGGCGTCGCCCTCGTGGTCGCCGGCGAACCCGGTGATCTTCACCTTGAGCCCGCTCTCCTCCCAGGTTTCCTTGATCGCGTTGGCCTGCAGCGACAGCCCCTTCTCGAGCCCGCCCTTCGGGAACGTCCCCTCGTAGCCGCCGTAGCCGTTGCGCGGCTGGATCAGCCACACCCGCCCGTCGGCCTCGCGCACGATCACGCCGGTCGAGGCGCGCTTGCCCGGCGTCACGAAGAACTCGGGCTCGTCGATCTCGGCCTGGCCGTCGACCGCGGCCCAGTCGGCCGGCGGCCGCCACGGCTTGAACGCCACGCCGTTCAGCTTCTTGATCGGCATCTTGCCGCCGGCGGGGACGACCATCGTGCCGTCCGGGCTCTCCGGGTCGCCGTCCTCGCCGAACGTCTTCATCCGCTCCGCGATGTCGTCGCGCCGCTTGATCAGCTTCTCGGCCAGCGCCGCGTCGCCGCCGTTCTTCTCGACCGCGTCCTTGATCTTCTGGTCGCCGATCGCCGCGACGTACCGCGCCGATTCGCGCATCTGCGCCGGCGTCATGTCGCCGAACATCTTCGCCGCGTCGTGGTTGCTGCCGTCGCGCAGCGTGTCGAGCTCGCCGACCTTCGTGCCGAACGCCTTGCCCTTCGGAGCGCCCTGCGCCCGGAACTCCAGCGCGCCGCCGAGGTCCAGCGCCGTCGGCACGCCGCGCACGGTGCCGAGGTTGTCGCCGCCGGTGCCGACCGCGTCCCAGTTGGCGAGCCACGCGTGGACCGCGAAGTCGCGCGCCGCCTCGGCCCGCTCGGCCTTCGACAGCTTCGCCGCGTTGTCCTTGTCGAGCTTCGCCATCTCGGTCGCGACGTGCTCGCCGCCCTCGACCGGCCGGTACTTCAGCGTCGGCGTGCCGGCCAGGTCGTAGAGCGCCGCGGCGACCATCTCGTTGCGGACGTGGGCCTTCGACTTGCCCCGCTTGACGTAGAACTTCTCGCCGCCCTCGCCCTCGAACACGCCGCCCGGGTTCGAGCCCATCTGGGCGCCGACCTTCTTCATCTTCGAGACGTCGATCGGCTCCCCGACGTTGGTCTTCTTCGCGCCGAACCCGGTGAACCAGGACGACGACGACGAGCCGCCGCCGGGCGCGGTGAACTTGCCGTGCTGGAGGCCGAACTGCGGCGCGTGCGGAACGCCCTTGCCGCCGCCGGAGCCGCTCGTGAACTTGCCGCCGTCGTCCCGGGGATGCTTCGATTCCTCGAAGCCCGCCTCGTCAGCGCCGCCGCCGAAAGGGACCACGGCGTCGTTAGCCCCGCCTCCCTCGCTGACTTCGCCGGTCGGGTCGCCCTGCGCGATCGGCTGCGGCCGCCCGCCTTCGGGCTGCAGGCCCTGCGCCTCCTCCTCCAGGAGGTCGGGCACGTCGTTGGGGTCGAGGTTGTCGAAGCCGGAGTCCGGATCGGCCGCGACCTTGGCGCGGACCTCCTCCGAGCTAACGACGCCGGTGTCGATCCGGATCTGGTCGGTCTCCGCGTCGGCCTTGCGAAGCTCGCCCTTCTCCTTCTCGCTCAGCGCCCACAGCGGCTCGAAGTCGTAGACGATCTCCTCGTCGCGCGCGCCCCACAGCGAGATCATCGCGAAGTCGAGCGTCGTGTTGAGCTTCGGGCGGAAGAACGCGTTCTGGAACGCCTCGATGGTGTCGTAGAACGCCCTGATCTCGCCCTCGCTCGACGCGTTGAGCCCCTGCGGCTGCATCCCGGTGAACTTCACCGCCGGGATGCGGGCGACGCTCATCATGTGCTCCTGCGCCTGGGCCTGGAGCTCGTGCAAGCCCGAGAGCGGCGCGCTGACGTTCTTGAACTCCTCGGTCTCCTTGTTGAGGACGAACGTCCCCTGGTTGTCGCGCAGCGCGTTGAACAGGTTGACGCGCGCCAGCAGCGAGGTCGCGATGCCCGGCTGCAGGATGCTCTCCAGGTCGGTCATCAGCACCATGACCGAGAACGCGTGGATCAGTTGCCCGACGCTCGCCCGCGTCGTCAGCCAGATGTCGACGTAGGGCTTGGCGAGCTGCGTCAGCGAGAGCCCGCCGAACGAGTACGCCGGCTTGAGGATGTCCGGCACCTCGCGGCTCACGAACCGCGGGATGCGGCTCGCGTGGATCTCGCGCCCGAGCACGTACCAGACCTGCGGGTTGTACCAGTCGGGCGCCAGCGGGTTGCTCGCGTTGTAGGTCGTCGGGTAGGTCCAGACCGGCTCGATCACGCTCAGCCGCTTCAGCGATCCCGTCGTGACCTTCGCCTTGGTCAGCTCGTCGCGACCGTTGCCGATCGGCGTCTTGAGCTCGTCATCGCCGAGATCGGTGCCGAAGTCGTAGTAGAGGTGGCTCCGCCCGAACAGCCCGTCGTGCAGCGCGATCTTGGCGTAGTGGTCGCGGACCTGGAGCTGGTTGAGGTAGCCCTCCAGATCCTTGATCTTGTCGTTCTTGTCGTCGGCCTCGGCCTGCTCGTCCTGCGCCTGCTCCGGGGTCGCGCCCTTCTCCTCGGCCTCCTCCTCGGCCTTCGAGCCCTTCAGCTTGATCCACTTCCGGGTCGCCTCCGTCGCGATGGTCTCCGCGAAGGTCCGGTACTCCGGGCGCTGCGCCAGCTCCGAGAGGTACGGGTAGCCGAGGAACATCAGCCCCTCTTGCGCCGCGCCGAGCACCGCGCCGGAGGCCGCCCAGGCGTTCGACGCCCAGTTGGTCGCGTCGTCCATCGCGAGCCGCATCCCCTTGGCCTTCGGGACGGCGGGCGGCGGGAACAGGTCCGGGCGGATGGCGAACGGGTTGAGGTGCGCCTGCTTCTCGCGGGCCGACGAGGCCGCCGCGCGGGACGCCTCGATCATCTCGTGCATGGCGGCGACCGAGCGGCGCTCCGCCTCGCGCATCTCCGGAGTCGGCTTGGGCTTGAGCGGCGGCGTCGCCGGCGCCTTCGGTTTCTTGCGGCCGGCTCCCGGACGCGCCCCGCCCCATCCCATCGGCTCAGCCTCCGAAGAACACGTTCAGCGCGACCAGCGCGACGAACAGCAGCGCCGCGCGGACGATCTCCCGCCTCATAGATCCTCCTCCAGGCATTTCAGCCGCGGCAGCGTGATGCCCTGGCGCTCGACGGTCGTGCGGCCGCCCTGAGTGTGCGCCGCCACGACCGGCGGCGGCGAGGGACGCTCTCGCCGGCGGGCCGCGGCGCTGAGCACGTCCCGGGTCTTCTGCGACACCCGGCCCGGGTGGCCGCGCCTGCGCGCGAGCTGCCCCGGGTAGGAGTTCGAGCAGCCGAACTGCTCGCAGATCGCGGCGGTCTTCATGCCGCGGACGTAGGCGCGGACGATCTCGTCCTGCTGCTGGAGCGTGAACTGGCTCGTCCTGCCGCTCTTGGCGCTGCCCACGGCCCGCTCCGGTTTCAACTTGAAAGGAAAGGAATCAACTTGATTGCGGCGACCGTCGCACGGCGCGAGAGCGCCGGTCAAGCGAGCGGCGAACGAGCTTGCCCATCACCGCATCCTCCTGCGCCCGCCCGACACCGCCGCCAGGATCTCCGGCGTGATCCGCAGCGGGCCGCGCTCCATCCGCGCCTTCCGGATCACGACGCCGTCGGCGAGGTTCGGGCTCTTCATGCCGTCGGGCTGCTTGTCGATCACCATCTTGCCCTGGCCGTTGAACGCCATCGTCGCCTGGCTCAGCTCGCTGACCAGCTTCGAGCGCAGCGGCATCGCCGGGTCGATCGAGATGATCTCGTCGGGGCTCGACGCCTTGCCGGTCGTCACCCATCGGTGCGTGTTGCGGAACAGCCGGCGCAGCTCCCACCACGCCTGCGCCTTGCGGTTGGCGAAGAAGTCCTTGTTGGTCCGCCCCTTCTCGCCCTCGCGCCCGAGCGTGCCCTCGACCGCGGCGTCCGGATCGAACGGGGCCTCGGAGCCGCGGAAGCCGACCACGGGCAGCTCGCGCGCCCGCGCGCTGCGGCGCTGCTCGTTCAGCACCCGCGCGTCGCCGCGGACGCCCGCCCCGAGGCCGTCGGCGTCGTAGCGCAGCCCCGGGTAGCCGTGCTCGTCGCAGATCGCGAACGCCTTGGCGACCGTGCCGAAGATGTCGCCGCCCTTGCCCGACCACTGCTCGGCGAAGTCGATCTCGATGCCGGTGCAGCCGACCGCCGCGTTCTGGTCGACGCCCTCGTCGGCGACGTCGAGCGCCAGCAGCTTGCGCCCGCCCTTCGGCAGGCCGAGCCGCTCGCGGGCGCCGATCGCCGCGCGCACCCACTCGCCGGGGATCACGATGCCGGAGACCGAGGCCGAGTAGTCGCGGTCGACCTCCTGGGCGATCGTGACCGGGTCGAGCCCGCGGCCGCCCTCGTCCTCGCCCTTCGAGAGCGCGTCGTACCACGCCTGATCCTTCCGCGGGTCGTCGCGCCAGTCGAACACGAAGACGTCGACCTTGCCCTCGTGGCGCTTCCTCGCGAACGGGTTGTTCATCCCGTTCACCGAGCTCATGTCGATCCGGCAGTTGGTCGTCTGCGACAGCGACATCTCGACGAGGTCGGGCCGCTCGAGGTGGGCGCTCTCGTCGACGAAGTAGATCGAGGCGCGGTCGCCGCGGCCGATCTGGTCGCCGGCCTCGCCCATGATCAGCGAGCCGGTCGAGGGGAAGTTGATCCGCATGAACGGCGCGTCCCGCCACGACTGCCAGCCGCCGCGAAACTCGACGGGGAGGTGCTCCATGAACATCCGCGCCTTCGGCAGGATCGGCTTCAAGGTGCCCAGGCGGTCGACGTACTCCTCCTTGCGCGAGCCGAAGCCGATCGCGAGCCCCTCGTTGAAGATGCAGAGCGAGCAGGCCGTGCACGCCGCGAGCCACGTCGCGCCGACGTCGCGCGACTTCTCGACCAGGCCGGGCGTCTGGCCGTGCCAGTGCCGGATCAGCCACTCGACCCACTCGCGCTGCTTCGGGAACAGCACGAACGGCACGACGGCGGGGAGGTCGCGCTCCGGGTTTCTCGGGTCGAACGTCACGCCCCAGTCGGCGATGAAGTCCGCGATGTTGTCGCGGTACTTCTCCTTGAGCACCGGGACGCTGACCTCGGGGTTCTCGCGGATGCGGTGCAGGTTGGCCATCCGCTCGGCGAAGATCGCGGCGTAGTCTGGGTGCTTCCAGTCCATCAGCCGGCCTCGTAGCGCCCCTTCGTCGCCGCGCAATGGCGGCAGCGATAGACCGGGCCGCCCAGCTTGATCGGCTCGCGGCCGCGCGTCCAGCTATGCCAGCCGATCACGCAGAGCAGGGGCACCGGCTTGACCGTCGTCATGGGGTTGCCCGACCTGATCAGCGTCGCGACCTCGCCGAAGAGTTTGAACGGGTCGTCCTCGCGGGCCTCGGCGATCTTGGCGCACCGCTCGCGCTCCGCGGCGACGGCGGCTTTGACCCCGAACTTATCGTCTGCCATGCAGCCTCGCCCGGTTTTCGTAGCACGGGAATTGCGCGCAATACTTCGGCGGCGCGCTCGCCCAGCCGTGGTGCTGCTTCGGCGTCCACCAGATCGCCGGGACGGCGAGAAGCAGCACCGCTACGAACGAGCGCATTTTATTGGCCTACTTTGCGTTTGCAGTGGAGTTCTTTTCGGCAATCGCCGCAGCAGCTAATTCGATATTCCGCGCCGTCATACTGATCTGGCCCCCGAGGGTGCCATTCCCGGTCATGCTCAGCGCCTCCGCGATCCGTTTTAGGAACGCGGTTTGATTGCTGATTATGTCGAGGTCTGCGGCGATCTGCATGGGGGGGCTACTCCTTCAACTGATCTTTGATCCACAACACGATCTTGACTAGCTCGGCGTCCGACACTTTCCCGAACAGCAAAACGAAGCCGAGATTATCGAGAAGCTTTGAAGCTTTTTGAACGCGGGTCATCTGATCGGCCTCAGTTGCGAACCGGCTGCATGACGTAGCGGAAGCCTGTCGTTTCAGGGTGCGGCTCAAGATATTCGCACTGATTCAAAGCTTGGTCGTGCGTGAGATTGTCGGCAACGACGCGCATGGTCGCCGTCTCAACGATCTGCCAATGGTGCGGGAGATTTGGGTCCATCGTAGCGGCTTACTTTGCGTTTCGGATTTTGTCTGCGATGACGATACCCGCATGGCGATAATAGCCGTGCCAGCGTTCGTCACGATATTCGTCCTCCGCAATCTTAGCGCACCGCTCCCGCTCGGCGGCGACGGCTTGAGCCACAGCTAGGGCTTCTAATTCAGCAGCGGTTCTCATGTGGGCGGCCTACTTTGACTCGATGAGGGGCGAGTTTGCGACACGTTCTCGCAATTCGTCCAATTGCCTCCAAAGCAAAAGCAGATATGAGCGCGAAATTGTAACGAGTTCGTCGTCTTTGTTCTTCGCCATTGGCGCGTCTATCTCGGTAGAGATGGGCATTTCAGCGACCTCACTTGATAAGAATTGCAACCGCTATGGCGAATAAGCCAGCTACGACAAACCATTCTGCTGCGGCGCTTTGCATCGCGGCCTCCCCTAGTTCAGCTCCTCGCCGTCGTCTTCACCAACCGCACGTAGGCCGCCGCGACGACGCGCGGGTCCTTCATGTTGAGCACCTTGCCCTCGACCACCTTCGGCTCCGGCACCGGCGAGCCGGGCATCGACACCACGACCGCGCGGAGCTGCGGGCTCTGGTACTTCGCCAGCTCCTTCGCCACCCACGCCGTGCGGTCGAACCACTCGCCGAAGAGCGACCAGTCGCCGCCTTGGCCCGCCTCGTTCGGCTTGTGCAGCGATGCCGCGCCCTCGGCGATCCTCATCAGCCGGTCGAGCACGTCTTTCGCCAGCTCGCGCCCGCTGATCCGCGCCGAGTCGATCTCGCGCGCCGTGGCAAGCTCAAGCTCCACCGTGCGCTTGTTCTTGCCGCCGCGTTTGCGGCCTGCACCCTCTCGCCTACCGCCGACCGGCATCGCCATCGTTTCCCTGATTGTTTTTCGCGCGACCGGACGATTCCGGCTCCCACCGTCCCACGTCCTTGATCGTGAGGTTCATCCGCTCGTCGGGATGCTCGCTCGGTTCTGGCTCGCGGATGCCTTCGACGGGCGCTCCAATCTTTCGGGTCTTGCCGCTCACGACTTCGTCGACGAACTTGCGGCGGGCGATGTCGAGTTCTCCGGTCATTTCGCCTTGCTCCTGTGCTTGGCCACCGCTTCCGCCATCTCGGTCGCCCGCGTCTCGAAGCTCGAGCGCACCAGCGCGATCGCTTGCTCCGGCTCGACGTCGAACTTCTCGATCAGCAGGTCGATCATGGCGACGCCGCACACGCCGGTGAGGCTGGCGGCCAACATCTCGGCGTTCTCGAACTGCTGGGACCGGAATATGGACACGACGGCCCGCGTGAGAAGGTCGAGCACGACGTTGGCTACGTCTTGTTCGGTGACTTCGCTCATCAGTCAGTCCTCCTCCAAACGCCGCCACGCCAAGAGCCAGCGGAGCCTCTGCCGAAACGTGTGCGGCCAGGGCGCCGCCGGCACGAACCGAAAGAAGCTGCCGTCGTCGTTCTCCACTGTCAGGTCGCGCAGGCCGTCGATCTTGAGCGTCCGCGGATTGTCGCGCGGATCCAAGGGCATCAGCTTCGGCTCTTCCACTCGCACGACGAAGCTGCGGCCGCGCCGGTCGGAGAGGATCAGTTCGATCTTCACGGGATGTCCTCCGGCACCATGATTCCGTCGCGGCACTTGTCGGCGCGGCCGGCGCGGTAGTCCGCGAAGTCGGCCAGCGCGTCGGCGAGGCGGCGAGCGGCGGTCCCGCGGTCCTCCGCGTCGCGGACGAACCAATGGCGGTCGCCCGGCGACGCGTAGAAGCGCGAGTAGAACGTGCGGAAGTCGAGCGGCGGGAGCGAGCAGTGTAGGCCGCCGAGCAGCGCGATCACGACCGGGCTCATGAGGTCTCCTGTAGCATCTTCGCCACGCCTGCGACGATCTCCGCGGCGGTGCAGTCGACGAGCCGAAGCCCTTCCGCTTCGAGCTGGGACGTCGTCCAGAGGTTCTTGCATTGCCACGCCTCGGTCGAGAGGGGACGGCCGTCGCTGAAACCGGGGACGCGTTCGACCACCCGCTTGCGGACCAGCGTGGCGCGGTACGGGAACAGGCCGCCCGCCGGCGCGTGGTTCGCGATCAGCAGCGGCACGCCGAAGGTCCCGGCGACGACGCTCGGCCCGGAGTTGGTGCCGAGGAAGAACCGGCTCTGCGAGATCACGAAGCAGTCCGGCCAGTCGCCCGCCCCGCCGTAGTCGACGACGCCCGGGATCGGCCGCGCCAGCGGGCGCTCTCCGATTCGCAGGACGCTGCCGCCGGCCTGGCGGATGAACTCGACCGCCGGCGCGTAGGTCTGCTCGTCGGCGACGTTGCGGACCGAGTCCTCGTCGTGGGGGCCGCCCTGGCGGAGGTGCATGCCGACGAACCAGTCGCGGACGCCGTCGCGGGCGATCCGCTCGCGGCCGCGCTCGATCAGGTCTTTCGGCATCGTGATGATCGGGTGATAGCGCGGAATGCACAGCTCTCGCCACGTTGCCTCGATCCTGGCCGCCGCGTGGTGCAGCTCCAGAAACGCGCCGCTGACCTCGATCACCATCGGGTAGTCTTCGCGCAGGATCGCGTCGGGTGGCGCCGCGTCGGTGATCTCGAACCAGGGCGCCCAGAGCGAGAGGTAGAACGGGTTCGCGATGATCCCCGGGCGCGTGACGATGACGTGGCGCTCCTCGCTGAAGCCCAACGCCCGGCGCTTCGCCCACATGTCGAGCAGCGCGAGGTGGCCGAAGCCGTTCGTCCAGCTCTCGCCGCGGAGGTAGCGGATCCCGCTCGGCGCGACCCGTCGCTGGAACTTCGCCATCTCGGTCCATGCCTTGACCGCGCCCGCGGCGTCGCCCGCGGCGTTGAGCGCGACGCCCTCGTCGCGCAGGCGCTCGATCTCTCGGCAGGCTTCGACGGTCATCAATGTTTCCTGTTCTTGAGGCTCTCGGCCATCGCCTGGATAAAGTCGGCCCACTCTTGCGCCTGCTCTCTTGTCCCGCGAGGCGACTCGCGTTCGAGCACGCCGTCGATGAAGACCGCGGCGTAGAAGCCGCCGGCGTCCTGGCAAACCGCGATGTCGATGTGGAAGGTTTCGCTCATGGCGCGAACACACCGCCGCCCGCCGGGTACTCAACGCACGGCGGGCGGCGAACTGAAAACAAGCCTAGGCTGCTCGAGGTGGCGGCTATGTGCTGTGCAATTTTGACCATGTTAAGGCATCCCGGCCTCGTCGGCGGCGACGAGGAATTTGTGAATTGCATCCATCCCCGGATCCTATCCGAGCCGCGCGCGGCGGTGAAGGGAAAAAATTCTACTTTCCCCCCCTGTACGAGCCGGCGGCGCTGGGCTTATCGTTCGGCCTGGGGATAACTTTGGAGAACGGGCAATGAACCGCCGCAAAGCCTACATCGACGATCTGGCGGCGCGGAAGCCGTCGAACCTTTGTCCGTGCTGCGGAGGGTTGCTGCCGTCGGCGGACTTGACCGCCGACCTCCGCACGAACTGCCTGATCGCTGGCGGCCTCGCGCTCAAGGCGACGCCGCGGGCGGTCGAGCTGGTCAGCTTCCTCGTTGATCGGTATCCGAGGTGGACGCCGTTCGACGATCTGTTCAGCGGCGTCCTGGGCGAGCAGGCGACCTCGCGCAACCAGATTCAACATGCGTTGAAGACGTCGCGCCTCTCGCTCGGCAAACTCGGGTGGGCGATCGAGAACGAGCCGTCGCGGGGCTACAGAATCAAAAGGGCGGAGCTTTCGGCCCCGCCCTTGTCTCCTTCGATCTCCGCTCAGTATTCAGAGGGGAGCATGATGACGGTCGACCCCGCCGGTCCGCCCTCCGCGACGTAGAACTTCCACTCCCCCTCGGGGCAGTCGGTGAAGTCGATCCGCCGCCTCCAGAGCAGGGGCTCGCCGCCGTCGCGCACCGCCGACAACTCTGCGCTCGAGCCCTCGACCTTGCAGGTCACGAACAGCATCCCGTCCGCCTGCTTGAGCGGGGCGGCGAGCTCGGTCGCGAAGATGTCGAGCAGCCAATAGGCCTTCGCCTGCTCGGCGAAGAACGCGACGCCGTCGGTGTAGGTGAAGCGCCGGTTCAGAGGATGCCGATGCCATAGTTCGGTCCCGGTGAATTGGCTCAGGTCAGACGGTTGCATCGAGGTCCTCCATTCTGAACACAACGATTCCAACGTCGCTTTTGGTCTCCAGATAGGCATCGACAACCCGTTCCGGGACGATGTCGATGCCTTGAGTGTCCCACCACTCTCGCGGCGCGACCTCAACGAAACGTCCGTCTGTAGTTTCGCGTTTTTCAACCATCTTGAATCTCCCATTTTTGCTACCCCGGAACTGTGCGGTGCGCCCTCTATAGAGTCCACGGAATCGGGCATGGCCGAGGGTCATGGGTCGAGCACTGCCCATGCCCGAAATAGTGTTCCCGCGTGGACAACTTTCCACGCGCACGACAGGAATAGGCGCATCGAAACCCTAAAGGAGCGACTTATGGACCTGAAACAATTCCGCGCGATCGCGCCCCTGCTCGACAAGGAGATCGAGGAGGTCTGCAAAAAGTTCGGTCTGAAGACCGGCAAGCGCAGCGCGACGGTCGACCCGATCAACGGGACGATCTCTTATCGCCTCACCTTGATCGACGAGAACCTGAAGGACGCGAGCGGAAACAAGACGACGCCCGAGGCGCTGTTCTACTCGAACAACGCGGAGTACCTCGGGATGAAGGCTGAGTGGCTGAACAAGCCGGTCACGTTCGGAGGGCGCGTCCTGACGATCGTCGGGCTGAAGAACAGCCGCTCGCAGAAGCCGGTCCTCTTCAAGATCGAGGGGCGGAACGGGACCTTCATCGCCTCGACCGGCGACGCTCGCACTTGGTTCGGTTTGAAGCGCGACTTGTCGGCGGAAGACTTCCGCCTCGTCGAGGTCGCCCCTCCCGTCAAGGGTGCTGCGTGAGCTGGGTCAGAACGAACGCCGGCGCGAAACCCCCGGAAAATTTCCGGGGGCCGCCTCCCGCCTACACCATCTCGAACGGGCGAATCCTGATGGGTCAACTCCTGATCGCCTACGTCAAGCCGCGCCGTGATCGGCTCGACGTTTACTCAGCGCGCGGGCCTTACCTCGGCCCCGCCTTATCGCCCGCGGAGGCTCTTCTCCTCGCGGCGCATGACAGGGAAAGACCGCGCAGATGACGGGACGAACTGCATCCGAAACCGCCGACCACATGATCGAGCGATACGGACGCGACGCCGAGATTCACTGCGTCTTCGCGCGGATGAACAACGAACGAACGCCGGCTGGCGCGTTTTGGAAGGAAGTCCAGCGACTCATCATCGAAAAACGGAAGGCTCGCAGATGAAGTTCGTCGAGAACGACTCAGACATCGAGAAAGTGCGCCAGCAGATGCTCGACAACATCGAGCGAACCGGGCGCGCGCTGGTCGGCGTGTTCCCCGGCGATCCGTCGTCGGACCCGGTGAACGACGCCTTCGTCTACACCATCGGGAACGGCGACCGGAACTTGCCGGAGCTGCTCATCGTCGGACTCTACGACGACGAGTACATCCTCAACGCGCTGTCGAAGATGATGCTCGAGCGCGGCAAGCCGTTCGAGGACGGCGAGCTGGTCGAGATGGGCGGCAAGTGCCCGGCCTGCGTCGTCGACGCCGCCGAGAGCGTGAAGAAACGCTACACGATCCAGGCGACGAGCTACCACCGCGCGAAGCGCCAGAAGTACCGCGTGATGCAGGTCGTCCTGCCCGACCGCGAGGGGTTGTTCCCTTGGCAGAGGGGCTGCGCGAAGCCGTACTCGAAGGTCAAGGTTCACCGCGCGAAGGCGCTCAACTAAGGAGGAGGAAATGGCACGAAAGACGGAAGGCCGATGGGTCGTCGTTAAGGACTACGTCACGGACGTCGGCGACAACTGCACCGACACTTGGTGCGTCGTTTACGGCACGAAAGCCGACGCCGAGCAGGCGAAGACCAGACTTGAGGCCGGGCAGGATCGGTCGTGGTTTGACCCAGCCAATAACGCCTTTCTGTACGTCGATTACATGGAGGGCTTTTCGGCATGAAGACGCTGTCTGAGCTGTTCGAGCAGGCGAAGAAGACCGCGAGGCGGTCGTTCGACGCGAGGGGCGAACACATCCCGGTGTTCCTGATCCAGTGCCCCGACGGGGTGATCCCGGTCGGCGCGCCGTGGGGCGGGCAGGCCCAGAAGGAGATCGCGATCCTCGCGGTGAGGAACATCTGCCGGGCGCGAAGCGCCAGCCGCGTCGTCGTCATCACCGAGGGCTGGATGGTCGTCCGCCCGGTCGGGACGAACACCGACAAGCTGGTCCCGTCGAAGGAGGCAGACCGCAAGGAGGTCCTCTGGATCACGGCGCAGAGCGCCCTGCCGAGCGAGGCCGAGATCGCCGGATTCTACGACATCGTCCGCGACGCGAGGGGCAAGGCGAAGGTCGGCCGGTGGCATCAAAAGGAGCTGAGCCTGGGCGTGTCGATCTTCGACGGGCTCGTCGGGGGGAGGGTGCTGCAATGAAGCTCGGGCCGAAGGCTCAGCGCCTCCGCGAGCTGCGGGAGCGCAACTACGAACTGACCGCGGGCAAGCCCGCGAAGCCCGTCATCACCGCGCCGGTCAAGGCTTCGGCGCCCAAACAGGAGAGCACGATGAAGAAGCGGAAGAAGACGGTCGCCAAGGCGAAGGCCAACAAGCCGAAGGCGAAAGCGGCCCCGAAGGCGAAGGCCGCGCCGGCGAAGAAGGGCGGCCCGGTCCCCGCGCTGGACGTCGCGACGTTCATGTCCGGCCCCGAGGGCGCGTCGATGGCGGAGCTCGTCGAGAAGTTCGGGATCGAGGCGCACCCGATGCGGGCGAAGGTCCACTACGTCCGCCACAGCATGCCGGGCTGGTCGGTCGAAACCCGCGACGGGCGCTACTACTCGCGCTTCGTCGCGCCGCAGGAGGCGTGAACCGTGGGCGCGCACACCTGCAGCCACGTCGTCTGCGCCAAGACCTGGACGGAGGCCGTGAAGAAGGCGGAGGACTACCAGGCGGCCGAGCGGCACGAGAACGGCCACGGCCCCTACACCGGGCACCTCGGGACCGCGGGCATCGGCGTGGTCAAGTGCGACCGGAAGTTCGCCAGCGACATCGAGGCCGCCGAGTGGATCTTCGAGAACCACCACGACAAATGGTCGCTCCCGATGCTCGCGCGGTGCGGCGAGGATCGCTGGATCCTCGCCGGCTGGTGCGCCTCGTGAGGAGACCGCTGATCGTCGGCCAAGCGCCGGGTCCCAACACGGATCCGGCGCGGCCGCTTTCGGGGCGGTGCGGAAGGCGGCTGGCCGAGCTTTGCGGCCTCGGGCCCGACGACTTCGCGCTCCTGTTCGAGCGCGTGAACGTGATCTCCGACTTCCCCGGGAAGGCGGGGAAGGGCGACCTCTTCCCGCTCCGCGAGGCGCAGGAGATCGCCGGCGGCATGATGATGAACGGCGACCTCTCCGACCGCCCGGTGGTGCTGCTCGGCGACCACGTCGCGCGGGCGTTCTTCCTGCCGCGCGCGCTGAAGCCGTTCGTCTGGATTCCCGGGTTGGCCTTCAGGATCGCGATCTGCCCGCACCCTTCCGGCGTGAACCGCTGGTGGAACGAGGAGGCGAACGTCCGGCGGGCGCGGCGCTTCTGGCGGCGGCTCGCGCGGGAAGCAACACCCGGTCCCTGACCGCCTCCGCGATGTGCCGCATCATGACCGGCGGCACCGAGTTGCCCAGGCGCTCCCACCTCTGCCCGTAGGTGCCGACCAGGACGAAGTCGTCCGGGAAGGCGCAGATCCGCTTCAGCTCCTCGATCGTGAACTTGCGCTTCTCGGTCGGGTGCGTGACGGCGGCGGTCCCGCCGGGCGATCCCTGGTTGACGCTGCCGACGCCCATCGCCGTGATGGTCGGGCAAGGCTTCCCCGCGTCGGGCCGCACCAGCGAGAAGAACTTGTCGGACTGCTGGCCCGGGTTGAGCTTGTCCCACTCCTCCCCGACGGCGTAGCCCTCCAGCGTCGCCGCGACGTTGTCCGGGACGGTGTCGCCGTTGGCGATCTTGCGGACCTCGACCTCCAGATGGTTCGACGACTTCGCCCGCCCGTGGGTGCCGACGGTGAGCGCGGGCCCGTCCGTCACGTCGACCTGCTTGTCGTAGCGCGAGTTCTGGACGACGCGCTCCTCGACGTGGACTTGGTGCTTCGCCGCCGCTCCGTAGCCATGCGAGGAGATCGCCGCGCTTGGCTCGTCGACGGACCTTCGGCGCTCGCCGTAGTCCTTGCCGCCGTTCTGCCCCCGGTAGACGATCTCCGCATCGAAGTTCGACCGCCGCGCCATCACAGTCGGCGCCGGTTCGTCCTCGGGGTACTCCTGGCCCTTGCCGCGGTGCGCGGCGTTCTTGTTCTTCACGATCTTGAAGTGGTTGCGCGGGCCGCCGCCGCTGCCGTCGCCGGGGCCCGCGGTGACCGTCGGGGCCGGGAGGTCGGTGATGTCCCGCGGCGGCTGCCCGTTGGCGTACTGCACCATGAACTGCGAGCTGTTCTTCCGCCCGCCGTCGGCCAGCACCGACATGCTCGGCTCGTCCGCGCTCAACGGCTCGCCGCTCTCGCGCCTGCGCCTGCTGCCGCGCCCGACCACGATCTCGGCCTCGACCTTCATGTGGTGCGACGTCGAGGAGATGATCGTCGGCGCCGGGCGGTTGGTCACGTCGCCGCCGCCGGCGGGCTTGAAGCTGCCGCCCATGTCGAGCGTCGCCCGCCCGATCCACGGCAGCGCGTCGCGGACGCTGTAGCGGTACGGCAGCGGCGCCGGGAACGCGGGCTCGAGCCCGAGGTCCTCGCGCGCGCCGACGAAGATGATCCGCTGGCGCTGCTGCGGGACGCCGAGCCACTGCGCGTCGAGCAGCCGCGCCTCGACCCGGTAGCCGACCTTCAGCCGCCGCAGGATCTCCAGGAAGTAGCCCTTGGCCGCGCCCTTCACGAGGCCCGACACGTTCTCGGCCACGAACGCCCGCGGCTGCAGGCCGTCGCGCAGCCGGCAGAACTCGAAGAACAGGTCCTCGTTCTTCTGCTTGGCCCCGTGGGCGTACTGGCGCTCCTCGCCCCATCCCCGCTCGCGCTTGCCCGCGGTCGAGAACGCCTGGCACGGCGGCGAGCCGTCGAACAGGTCCAGCTCGCCGACCTTCAGCTTCGCGGCCTTCAGGATCTCCGCGGCCTCGATCTCGCGCACGTCGCGGCCGTCCAGCACGGTCCCCGCCGCCATGTTGGCCCGGTAGCTCTCCTGGGCGACCGGCACGAACTCGTTCGCCCAGACCACGCGGAAGCCCGCCATCCGGTAGCCGAGGCTCGAGCCGCCGCAGCCCGCGAAGGTGGTCGCGACCGTCATCCCGTTCCAGGGCATCGCCGCGATCTCCGAGACCAGCGGCACGCGGTACTCCGGCTTGCCGCCGTCGAACAACTGCTTCTCCCCGCGCCTGGGCGCGGTCGGCGATTTGGGAATCATGCTCTCACCCGTTTCCTCGATCCAATACTCGCCAGCGAAGGCGTCGCCGGTCCCCTGCGCGCATATCGTGAACGACGGATGCAAGTCGAGCGACCGGCGTTTGATCGCTCCCGTCCGCCCGTCGCGTTGGCAGAACCACGCGGTCATTCGTCGTCCGTCGCCTTGCCCGGCGCGGCGGAGCCCGACCACTTGTACCCGCACTTCGGGCAGCAGAACGCCGTCGGGATGTCCTCCCCGAACGCCGGGAACTCGCCGGGCGGCCCCGGCAGCGTCTCGAACTGCACGAGCTGGGTGTCGCCGAAGCCGAGCAGCTTCACGTCGAAGCCGTCCGCCCGCAGCGCGCCGATCTGGCCGCGCAGGAGGTCGCGGTCCCAGCCCGAGAGCAGGGCGACCTGGTTGTCCTGGATCCGCATCGCGGTCTTGTCGGCCTCCGACAGGCCGGTCCGGCGCGTGACCGGGAACTCGCGCAGCCCGGCGAGCGTCGCGGCGAGGAGCCGCCCGTGGCCCTTGAGGATCACGCCGTCCTCGTCGACGACGATGTCCTGGTCGGGGCCGTACCGCTTGATCAGCTCGGCGAGGAGCGCGACCTGGGCCGGCGGGTGGGTCCGCGGATTGTCAGGCCAGGGGTAGATCTTCGAGAGCGGGAGCGAGACCCGCTCCATCCGCGGCGGAGCCTCGCCGGCGCGTTTTTTGGCCCGGCCCCTCCCGTTCCTCCGCTTCCGCCCCGGAATCGAACCGGCGGCCTGTTTCTCGGTCACGGCTTTCCTCCCTCATCGGCGCCCAAAGGTGCAGTTTTCCCCGGACGATCTGCCCGCGCTCCCAGCCCGCCATCAGGTAGCAGTATCCGGGATTCGCGGACTTGACCTTCGCAACCTCGACCTCGGTCCGCAACCGCTCGGGCGGGACCGTCCCGTACCTCCGCGCCCATTGCCGATAGGTCTCCTCGACCGCCGACCGGATCAGGTCCGACGACAGCCCGGCGCCGAGGTTGCGAAACATCATGTTCCTGAAGAGGAAGCCCGGCTTGCTCGGCGGCCCTGGCTCGCGGCGCTTCAGCTCCCGGAACAGGTCGCCGTGCCTGGAGCGCCATCCGGTGAAGGCCGGGGCCGGCAGCTCGTTGCGAACGGCGGCCCACACCGCGCGGCCGCAGTCGGTCACGAGCACGATCTCCTGGCCGACGCCGGTGAAGCTCGGGGCGCCGGGCGTGCGGCGCGAGTAGTGCGGCCCGGCCTCGGCGCAGCAGCCGAGGCCGTCGACCACGTCCAGCGCGCGGCGATCGTGCCCGGAGGCCAGCGTCCAGGTCATTCGGCCGCCACGCTGGCGAACAGGCCGGCGTCCTTCTCGATGCGGCGTTGCGCCATGTCGGCGTACTCCGGATTGATCTCGATCAGGACCGCGTCGCGGCCGAGCCGATCGGCGACCAGGCCGGTAGTCCCGGCGCCGCCGAACGGGTCTAGCACTGTGCAGGGCGTCACGCCCGCGCCGCACTCGCAGCTTGCCGCCCATCCCGCGTCGGCCTTCCTGACGACGCCGTTCTTGGCGGCGAACGAGCCGCGCTCCGTCTCGTCCTGCGTGAAGGCGTTGTCGCCCATCAGCGGAGCGCCGTCGGGGCGCCGCGCGAACCTCTCCTGCGCCGGCACCGTCACGCTCACGCCGCCGACGGTTCGTTCCTGGAGCCGCGCCCAGGGCGAGCCGCACCTCGCGCAGCATCCCTTCTCGCTCGTCCCCGCCTTGACGCACGGCTCGATCAGCGCGGGCGGAAAGGTCGCGAAGTGCGCCTCGGAGAACGGGATCGTCGTCACGGTCCAGACCGAACGCTTGTTCCGGACGCCCTCCTGCGCGTTGCCGCTCCGGCTCACCGCCTTCATCGGCCCGTTGATCTTGCCCGGGACGCGGAGCGAGCCGAGCTGCTCCTCCAGCGCCGGCTGCGAGAGCCGCTCGACCGTCGCCGCCGAGATCGGCTCGAGGATCGCCTCCTGGTCGAAATGGTACCTTTGACTCTTGGAAAGCAGGAAAAGGTACTCGTGCGACTTCGTGCAGCGGTCGGTGACGCTCTCCGGCATCGGGTTCGGCTTCGCCCACACGATGTCCTGGCGCAGCCACCAGCCGTCGTCCTGCAGAGCGAACGCCACGCGCCACGGGATGCCCATGAGGTCCTTCGGCTTCAGCCCGCGCTGCGGCATCCGGTTCGGCTGCGTCATCGGCCCGACGCCTCCGTTGTTTTCGCCGTAGGCATGCTTCCCTTCTGATCCGTTTCGCCCGCCGCGATAACCGGCCCAGGCATCGCCCTGCGCGCCGCCGCCAGGCCTGGCACCGACGCCGCCGGCGCCCGTCGCGTAGCTGTCCCCGAGGTTGAGCCACAGCGTCCCGTCCGAGCGCAGCGCGCGGCGGACCTCGCGGAAGACCTCGACCAGCCTCGCGACGTAGTCGCGGAAGTCCGGCTCCAGACCGATCTGGCCCGCCGCGCCGTAGTCTCGCAGGCCGTAGTACGGCGGACTCGTCACGACGCAGTGGACGCTCTCGGGCGGCATCTTGCGAAGCTCCGCCAGGCAGTCCCCGGCGATGATCCTGACGCTCATGCCCGCTCCGATTCGGTCCGCGACACCTCCGGGCGCAGCAGCCAAACCATGTTGACCAGCATCTGGCCGTCGAAGTGGAGCGCGGCGACGTTGCTCTTGAGCGGGCGGTAGCGCCCCGCTGTGTCTTCGCAGATCGCGCCGCGGTGGTTCATGCCGCGGATCAGAAGCTTGTCGTCGTCGCTCAGTTGGTCCGGCGTCATCGCGTCTTCTCCGTGCCCCATCTTGCGGGGCTGATGATCGCGAATGCCGCAACCGCATAGACCTTGCCGATGATCTGCCCGGCCAGGTGGTCTAGGCTGCCGAACGCGAGCCATAGGAACAACGCGCTGTCGACGACGGCGCCAGCTAGGCAGCTTAGAGCGAGAGCCGCGATCAGCCGCCGCCGGTAGAGCGGCGTGAATACCGCGAAGTCGGTCAGCTCGGACAGGGCGAAGGCGATTCCAGATGCCGCCGCGAGCGCCGGCGGCGCGACCAGGAGCGACGCCGCCGTCCCCGCCGCGACGCAACCGAGCGACCACGCCGCGCCGAGGCGGCGTTGCACGAGGTCGCGGAGCAGCAAGGCGACCCCGATCATCAACACGCCGCTGGGCGCCAGGACGCCCGGCAGAACCGGAATCAGGCATGGGCCGTTGGGGATGCAGACCGTGCCGACGTGGCCGATCATGTAATTCGCCGCGGGGATGGTCGCGACGTAGAGCAGGATCAAGAGCATAGGGCTGCCTTTCGCAGTTTGCAGGCGAGACATTCTCCGCAGGGTTCTCCGCCCCGCGGTTCGTAGCATGACCATGTTTGCTCGACGGGAACGCCGAGGGCCTTGGCCCGCCTCACGATCGCGCGTTTACTCGACCGCAAGAGCGGCGCGCTGATGCCGACGTCGTAGGCCCGCGCCGCCCTTCGCATGGCTGACCAGAAGTCGCGGCGGCAGTCGCGGAAGCGGCGATGGTCGTCGGCATTGCAGCCGAGGGCGATCCGGTCGAACCCCCTGGCGTGGGCGATCGAGATGGCCGCCGCCGCCATCACCATGTTGCGGCCGGCGAACACCACGTCGTCGGCCAGCGGCATCGCGGGAAGTTCGACCTCCTCGTAGGGAACGTTCATGCCGCGCGCGATGAAGGCGGCGCGGTCGAGCTCGATCGCATGCGGCTGACCGTAGTCGAAGCCGACTGCGAGAACCTCGTCGCCCGCCGCGACGCAGGAGGCGAGCACGACGGCGCTATCCAGGCCACCGGAGAATAGCACGAGCGTTTTCACCTTAGAATCCCTTCGGCAGCAGCGGCTGGGCGTGGAGCTTGTCCAGCCATCGGCCGAGCCTTACGGAGTTCTGGCGCGGGCCGAATCTGAGGAACGTGCCGTCGGCCGATTGGCAACCGATCGCCGCCGCCACGCGCAGGCGTTTGTAGGAGTTGGCCCGCCCCATGTGCACCCACTTGCCCCGCGATCTGGCCTCCGAAACGATTCCAGGCACTGCGGCCCCGAGCTTGAAGGCGTTGGTCCCGCCCAGGAACAGGCAGTCGAACTTGTCCCACGGCGCCGTGTCGAATCCGTCTTGCGCCACGAAGGCGACCTTGAAGCCGAACGCCCTGATTAGCGGCATGATCGGGTCTGACATCGCGAGCGTCGCCGCATGGTCGCCGAGCACGTCCGGGGCCGTCGCGAACAGGCACTGCGTCGGCTCGAACGTAGAAAGCCATCCGAGATACTTCTCGTCCGCATAGCTTTTCGGGTCTGAGAATCGCCCGCTGTCTGCGGCCCAGCTCCGCGGCGAATCCGCGCCCTTGCGCGGCGGCCAATGCTTCCATTTCTTCTCGCTGTTCGGCGTAAGCATGAACCCGACTGCGGCCGGAAGATCTTCGACGACGCGTCCGGACAGATAGATCATTCATGACTGCTCCCTCTCATAATGCTCGCGGCCGCGCCGCGGTCCAGGATCGGGCGGCGTCGGCGGCTTGACCAGGACGCGCCGGCCCTCGACCTCCTCGATCGTCCAGCCGAGCGAAAGCAGCAGCCCGAGCGAGACCCGCGTGTACTGCGGCGGTTCGACCCCGGCCTTGCGGTACTCCGCGAGCCGGGTCCGCTCGTTGGTCTCGGCCAGGAACTCCCGCGCCCTCTGCCGGCGCTTCGCCTCGATCTCGGCCTCCCGCGCGCTGCGCTCCACGTTGCGCTCGATCATCGCCGCGCGATCGTCGCGGCGGCGCTTCGCCTCCTCGGGGGCGAACAGGTTGTCGAGCTCGTCGGTCTTGCCCATCAAGCTGCCCTCGAATGAATTATTGCCGGTCGCATCCAGCGGCGCTTGAAGGCGTGCCATTCTGGACCCGGCATGTGCTTCTCCTGCGCCGAGTTGTCCGGGCGCCACAGCATCGCGAACGGCGTGAAGCCGACGTCGACGAGCTGGAGCAGTCGCTTCTCCGCCGCCGCGAGCGTGTCCTTCGGGTAGCCGATCATGCAGTACGACCGCAGCCGGTGGGATTGCTTCGTGAAGCCCGCGGCGAGGAGCCGGCGCGCGGCGCTCTCCAGCGTCTCGAACTCGTCCTGCGGATCGTAGGCGAAGAACATATTCGGTCGAGGCTTCAGGCTGGCGAGAAGGTCGACTTGGTAGTCCTGCAACGACAGGGCCTCGAGCCCGCCGGTGAACTCCACGCGGCGGTCCTGCTCGCGAAGCATCTCGAACACGGCCTCGACGTGCGGCCGCGGGCAAGCCAGCAGGTTGTCGTCGAGCACGTTCCAGCCCGGCACGATCGGGAGGACGTTCGGCTCCGGCCATTTCTTCCAGACCGCGCAGAACCAGCAGCGGCGCGGGCAACCGCGCGATGTGATCGTGTAGCCCGGCTTGATGTAGCGCCCCGGGATGAACTCCAGGCTGTCGTCGCCGTAGGCCACGCCGCCGATCTTGACCGGCGCGACGTGCCGCCATTGCTCCGCGAGGTCTTCGGCCACGGGCTTGTCGTAGGTGAACGTCACCGAGACGTGAACCTCGTCGGCCTCGTCGAACATCCCGGGAGGACCGAACCGAACGAGGTCGTCGTCCGGGGTCGCCCTGGTCTTTCGTGGGAAGACGCGGATCAAGCGCATCACATCCTCCGCAGCGTCGGCAGGCCCGGCTCCGCCGGCCGCGGCTCCGGGTTCATCGCCTCGTCGATCGGCAGCGCCGCGAGCAGGTTGCGAAGCATCTCGACGTAGCGGCGCGGCAGGTCGAGGTCGCTCTGCGCCAGCCGCCGCAGCACCGCCGGCGCCGGGGGAAACTCGAACCTCGGACTCTCGCAGATCTCCGGCGGGCACGAACCGCGCGCCCACCGCTTGATCGCCTCCGCGACCGCCCACGCCGGCAGGTCCTCGATCGCGTCCGCGTACATCTCGATCTTCGCCGTCGCCGCCGTCTCGCTCTGGTTCGCCGCGCCGCCGAGCCCGTGGATCATCTTCGCGAGCAGCGCGCCCTTCGCCGAGTGCCCGTCCTCACCGCCGAAAGACGCCGTCGGGTCCAGCGCGGAGCTCAAGGTCGAAAGCAGGCTCGCCGCCTCCTGGCGCTCCATCCCGCTCATCGCCATCCCCTCCGGCATGTTGTACCGGACCGGCTGCCCCGGGTGCCGCACGGTGCCGACCGCCCCCGCCAAAGCGGCGAGCCGCGGCGGCAGCGATGTGATCGGTCGCCGCGCCAGTTGTTTTCCCACGTGATCCTCCGTCCCTGTAAATGCCCATCCACCGCTGCCCTCGCAGCCACGGCAGCGGAGCCTTCGCGAACTCGCCCGGATTCGACGCCGCGTACCGCAGCACGCCGTCGAACAACACAACCCACTCCACCGACTTCTCGCGCCGCGCCTTCGCCAACCACGCCATCACCTGCGGCTTGTCGTATCTGCGCTGCTCCGGGAAGTTCTGCCAGAACAGCGCCTCGTAGTCCGCCGGCCATCCGGAGTTGTCCCCCCTGTCCCCCGGGGACGGGGGGACACGCGACTCTTTCTTTCTGTCTTTCTTAATTGGATTCTGAATCTTAGGAGAGTCAGTAAGTATAGAGTCCAGCTTTCGTGTCCCCCCGCTGTCCCCCCTCTTCGCGGCGCGTTGCCGAGCCTTCTTCAACCGCCACCGCTTGCGCTTCTCCTCTACGGAGACCCATTCCTTGGTGCCTGAGACCTCCAAAACCCGAGCGGCGTCTATGGCCTTCTCGGGGGACGTCCCCCTGGACAGGAGGGACTCGATCAGATCGCAAACTGGGGTGGTCGATCGGCTCATTTTGTCCCCCCCTGTCCCCCCCGCCGCTGGGCGAGGAACGCCTCGATCGCCGCGGCGTCCGGGTTGACCTTCACCGCCATCGCGGTCGGCGAGGCGGCGTTCGCGCGAAGCTCCGGCTCCCCGCGGAGCTCGAACCGCTCCAGCGCGTAGCTGCGCCGGACCTTGGCGCGCTTCTCGTTCTCGCGTCGGTTCATGTTGCGGGGCATGACGCCTCCTCTTCGACCGGAAACCGCCAGCAAGGGATGGCCGCCCTGACGCTCTCGATAGGAACGACGCGGCCGGCGGATCGGTTGAGCGTGGCGAGCGGACCGAACGTCGGGAAGTCCCGCTCGCACTTCCAGAACCACTCCTGCAGCTTGGGGAAGTCGATCAGGTGGCAGTCGAGGCCGCCGGCGGCGGTCTCGAAGGCGTAGAGCAGGTAGTCAGCCTCGCCGTACCACATCCATCCAGGTGCCTCCCGCCCCGGTACCGTGCAGCTCTTCGTCTCCAATGAAAACGCCGTGTAGGGCGTTCCGCGCTTGGCCGGCCAGCGTACGATCTTCTCCTCGACGCAGATCGCCTCGCCGTCGCCGCCTTGCAGGATCGTGTCGACCGCGTAGAGCCGCTGCAGCTTCGAGGCGATCTTGCCCTTGTCGATGAAGACGTATCGCCCGCCGGTCGCGCGCTTGGCGTAGAACGGCGCCAGCAGGCGGTCCCGAACTCCGCGCTGCCACGCGTCGTCGCGGGCGAAGTCGTTCATGCCGCCGCTGCCTTCGGCTGGTAAAGGTTGATGAAGTCCGGGCGTTCCTGGCGCTGGAATAACTCGCCGTACGGGCCATGCGAGGCCGCTCGGACGATCTCGTAGAACTTCTCCGGCTTCTCGCTGTGCTCGCCCATCGGCGCCTCGAAGTGCGTGCGGATCGAATCCGATCGCGTCCGCAGCTCGCCGCGGACCCCGAACAGGACGTGCTCCGTCGTGTTGCGGAAGTACGAGCCGAGCCCAATCTTCGGCTTCACCCAGGTGAGGACCGTTTTGTGCGCGAAACCCCATCGGGCCATCAGCTCGACCGCCCGCGTCATGAAGTTGTTGGTCGTCCAGAGGTAGAGGTGGCTGTTCTCTTCGGCCCACGCCGCCACGTCGAGCGCGAGAAGCTGCTCGTGGCTCATGGTGGCGTAGCCCGGCTTCGCGCGTCCCGCGACCGACAGCCACTCGTAGTCCCACGGCGGGTCGATCACCAGCGCGCGAAACTTGCCGGCGATGGGCGCGAGCGCGGCGACGCGCCGCTCGTCCTCGGCCCGCATCTCTTGGCGGTCCCGCTTCGCCGTGCCGTCCAGCGCGTTGACGGCCTTCCGCTTGGCGGCGCCGACCTTGTTCTCGAAATCCTTTTCGGGGAGTTTGGCGAGCCGCTGCCAGTTCGCGGATTGCGATTTGCTGATGCCGATCTCGGCGAGTTTTGGCGTTACATCACGCGGTTGTTTAAGACGACCGCGTGGCGCGTCTTTTTTGCCCCCGCCTCGCGCCCCTTTGTTCTTTTCCATCGCCAGCAACAGTTCGCCGGCACGACGTTCCGCACGAAGCCGGATGTCGGTGGCATGGTCGATAAGCTGCGTATCCTTGGCTTGTTTGGCGTAGGCCGCGACTGCGACGGCTTTGTCCCGGATGGTCTTGACCTCGTCGACGCGCCTCGCCTCCGCCAACGCCTTGCGCGCCGCGTCATATTTGATCAGTTGAGTCATCGCCGCTCCCGGTCAAAAGAATCGAGCGCGCTGCGCCCGTGGGGAATCTTCTCCATCCTTCTCCGAGTCGCCGGTCTAAGTCCACCGGACGGTCCCGCCGCCGTCCCCGCTATTCCCAACCTTGAAAACTTGAATTTTCAAGTTGATTCCGGCTCGACGAACTCGCGCAGCTCGATCCGGAGCGCCGGCTGGTCCGAGTAGACCTTGAGGCACCGCTCGTCGACGACCTGGGCGTCGTCGCGGTAGACGACCTCGTTCATCGCGTCCTTCACGAGCTTCATGTAGTTGTCGGCGTCGGGCCGCGGCGTCGGCAGCAGCGCGCCGGCGAGCGCGTCCTCGCGCTCCCGCCGCGAGTAGCTCTCCGGGATCGGCCGGAAGACGTGGAGCAGCAGCGCCAGCGGGCGCGTCGACGGCTCGCGCCCCCGCATCAGCAGCGCGGCGTACTCCCGGATCGCCGCCTCGTGCTTCTCGGTGTCGGGGTCGCCGTAGGGCTGGACCCAGATCTGCTTGACGCCGGCCTCGGTCATGAACCTCGGCGCGCGCGGATCCCGCGGGTAGCTCCAGGCGCTCTTCGGGATCACGATTCGGAAGCGGTGCCGCGCCTTGTGCGGCGGCTTGCCGGTCCACTCGAACGAAAGAAAGACCGGCCCCGGGACCAGGGCCGGCCTTCGCAGGATGGGGAAGGTCGCCTGCTCCACGTTCAGTCCGACGCGAGCGTCGCCCCGGCGGCCTCCGCGACCTGGCGGGCGGCGCGGCCGATCCGCTTCGTGGTCGAGTGCTCGTCGCCGTCGTCTTCGTCGCCGAGCTTCGGCCCGGTCTCGCCGGCGGAGAACATCTCCTCCTGGGCGGTCGCGCGCTTGGTGACGCCGAGCTCCTCCAGGTAGTGCAGCAGGTGGAAGTAGCGGACGTGGAGGGTGTCGTCCTGCATCTCCGCCATCTTGCTCGCCGTGGCCCACGCCCATGTGTCGAGGTGGTCCTTCTCCTTCGCGGTGCCGACCGCCTGCCGATAGACGCCGGTCGCGTTGCTCGCGCGCTTGAGCTGCGTTCCCTTCGTGTCGAGCAGGCTCGTGAGGGTCTTCGTCTTCGGCAGCATCAAGGTCGTGGCCATCGCCTCGCTCGCCTTGCCGTTCTTCGCTGGTGTCCGCGCCATCAAAGTGTTCTCCGGTTGGGGGTTTTGCCTAGTCTTGCCGTTCGGCGGTCTTCAACGAGCACAGCGCGTTCGCAGAGTTGAGCGCGGCTTGTGCGTATTTCATGGCCTCGTCGGCCGAGTTGGCCTTCGCCGCCTTGTCGATCATCGCTTCGACTTCTTTTCGCTTTTCAGACATCGGGTTCTAGCTCCGAATGATGCCACCACTTAATTCCGGCGTGGCGGCGTGGGCCGGTTAATGCAGCTTGCCTTGCGCGCCTTTGATCTTAGACGCGATCTCGTCCGAGGCGTTGCCGTTGGCCTCCGCCTCGTCGCGCAGCAGCTCGTCGAGCAGCGACGCGAGGAGGATCTGCGGCGGCGTCTTGGTCGCCTTGGCCAGCGCGAGGAGCCGCTCGACGGCGTCGTCGTTCAGCGGCACCTCGAAGGTGGTCAGGGGCTCGTCGTCGTGGTTGGTCATGGCGGCGCTCATCGCGCCGCGGTTTTAGGCGATTCGCTCGGCCGGCGCACTAGCGTCGAGCGATCGGGTGGATTCTTTTCCACCGTTCTTTCGCGGCCGGCGCTCCATCGTCACCGGGGCGGTTTCCGGCCACGGCAAGCCCTCCGGCCAGCGGTCGGAGAAGGCTTGCAAAAGGCCGTCCAGCTTCGGGGGCGTTATCGAGATCCCATCCCGCTTCCGCAACGTCACGAAGAACGACTGGTTCCCGTAAAACTGCCGCCCGACCGTGCTTAGACTCAGCTTCTGCCGCCTGGCGTAGGCCCTCGCGATGGCGAGCAGGTTCGAGCGGATCGTCTGGTCGATCGTCATGGGGACTCTATATCCCCCAAAAACCGCGCCCGCACAAGCCGACCCCTCTTTACTCTGTGGAAACTTTTCCCTAATACGGTCTCACGGCGCAACCGAACCAGGGGCGGACGGAAATGACCAAACCCAGCAATAACCACGGCTTCAACCTCCCGCGGATCGAGCGGGAGGATCGGCGCACCTACGCGACGGTCGCCTGGTCGCTGGCGTTCGCGACCGCCGTCGCCGCCCTCCTCGTCGTCGCCGCCGCATCCTGAAAGGAAGAGACCATGAACGAACTTGCGAACCCCCGCGCCGGGATCGGCGACAACACCGGCGTCGACTACGCCCGGATCGAGACCGAGCGGCTCAACGACGAATATGCCGGGCTGAAGACCACGCTCGAAAACCTCGCCAGCGTGGCGGCGTTGCGGGTCGGTGACCCGGTCGAGGACGACGCGACCGCGCTCCAGGTCGGCGCGCTGATCAAGCGGTTCCGCGACCTCGACGCGCGGATGGAGCAGACCCGCGTCGTCGAGGTCGAGCCGCACCTCCGCCGCCAAAACGCGATCAACTCGTTCTTCAAGGGTTTGCAGAAGATCATCCAGCCCGCCGACAAGCAGGAGCGCCGAACGACCCCGGGGTGGATCGACCAACTGCAGCGGCTGATCGACGACCACCAAGCCCGCAAGGAGGCCGCCGAGCGCGAGCGGCTCCGGCTGGCCGAGCTGGAGCGGCAGCGCGTCGCCCGGGAGGCCGAGGAGAAGGCGCGCAGGGAGCGGGCCGCGGCCGAGCGGCTCGCCCGGGAGGCCGAGGAGGCGCAGCGCGCCGCCGAGCGCGCCCGCAACGCCGAGAAGATCGCCGAGAAGCAGGCCGCCGCCCAGGCCGCGGCGCAAGCCGCCGACGAGGCCGCCGCCCGTGCCGCCGCCTCCGCGGTCCAGTCGCAAGCCTCCGCCGAGGACGCGACCGACGCCCGCATCGCCACGCTGGCGAAGCCCGCCGACCTCGTGCGGACCCGCGGCGTCACCGAGGAGGGCGCCGGCGTCCTGCTCACCACCGCGAAGGAGCCCTACGCCTACGTCGTCGACCGCCGGCTGCTGTCGGCCGCGAAGCTGTTCCCGTTCTTCAACGACGGCGAGGTCGAGAAGGCGGTCCGCGCCTTCGCCCGCTCGACCCACCACGACGAGCCGATGGAGGGCGCGGAGATCGGCTGGAAACGAAAAGGGGTGACTCGGTGAACAGCCGCTCGCCGTACCTTTGGAAGACGTCGTCCGATGGAGGGATCACGCTATGACGGAGAGAACGCTGCGCTACGCGCTCGTCGGCATGAAGCACCGCGGCACGATAGGGCTCGTCTCCGACCTGCCGAACAACGAACCGCTGACGCTGGTCCGCGAACCGAGCAACCAATTCGACACGAACGCCGTCCAGGTCTGGGCGCGCGGGACGCACCTCGGCTACGTCTCCAGCAAGCAGAACGCGACGCTCGCGCGGTTCATCGACGTCAACGGCAAGCTCGTCTCCGTCATGGGGTTCGACGAGGGCGGCGGCAACGCCCAGCAGACGCAGGGGCTCTCGATCGACGCCCGACTTCACAAGGGGAGTAACAACTGGCCGCTCGTGGAGATCGGCCCGCCGGTAGGGTAAACTTTTCCACTCAAACAGGGAGATTCGAAATGGCTCGCAAGACCGCCACCGCCACCGCCGAAAAGCAACCAGACCTGCTCGGAGGTCACCAACCCGAACCGGGACCGAAGCCGCGGCGACCGACGACCGGGAGCGGCGTGGCGCAGCCAGCCGTCAACAAGGGACAGCTCGCCAAGGTCGAGCGGGTGCCCGCGCCGAACGCGCTGATCGACCAGCTCCGCCAGATCAAGGACGGCAAGGACGTCGCGATCGCCAAGGAGATTCTGGCGATGATCCGCGAGGAGCAGGACCGCGTCGCCGCCCACGCCTTCAACGCCTCGATGCTGAAGGCGCAGCAGCAGATCAGCGCGATCTCGATCAAGCGCAAGTCCTACAACAAGCACACGAAGTCGTGGTGGGCGAAGCTGGAGGACATCAGCAAGCAGGTCGACCCGTTCATCCGCGGCAACGGCTTCACGCTCTCCTACGGCGGCGGCGCCTCGAAGCTGCCCGAGCACTACCTCGTCGTCTGCGACGTCTCGCACGCCGACGGCCAAACGCGGCGCTACGAGATGGACGTCGGCATGGACCACAAAGGCCCGAAGGGCGAGGGGACGAAGACGCTGGCGCAGGGCTCCGGGTCGAGCGTCACCTACGCGCGGCGCTTCCTCAAGTGCATGATCTTCGACATCCAGATCGAGGGCATGGACAACGACGGCAACCGCGCGACGGTCGTCGATGGCACGGTCGTCGAGGGCGACGTCCCGCTGATCTCGCAGAAGCAGCAGGACGAGATCGTCGAGGCGCTCGAAGCTCTCGGCAAGAGCAGCCTCGCGTTCTGCAAGCCGTGGAAGATCGAGAAGATCGCCGACCTGCCGGCGGTCGACTTCGGCAGGGCGATCACCACGCTCAAGCGGCTGATCAAGGAGCAGGCAGGTGGCTAGAGCCGCGCTGAAAAAGAAGCCGCCGCCCGAGGTCGAGTTCTTCGACGAGGTCGAACAGGGCTCGCCGGATTGGTACGAGCTCCGGCTCGGAACGCCCACCGCCTCGTGCGCCGCGATGGTGCTCCGCGACGCCGACGCGAAGACCCGCGTCGAGTACATGCGGAAGCTCGCCGGCGAGCTGATGACCGGCAAGCCCGCCGAGGGCAAGATCGTCACCGCGGCGATGCAGCGCGGCAACGACATGGAGCCGCTCGCCCGCGAGCACTACGAGCGATCGTACTTGATCACCGTCGAGCGCGTCGGCTTCGTCCGCCGGCGGCTTCCCTCCGGGCGCTTCGTCGGGTGCAGTCCGGACGGCCTGCTCTCGCGGCGTTCGCGCGGGCTCGAGATCAAGACCGTCGCGCCGCACCTGTTGATCCCGCTGCTGGAGCCGACCGCCTCGATCCCGTCGGAGCATCTGGCGCAGGTCCGCTGGACGCAGTGGGTCTGCGACCTCGACGCGGTCGACCTCCTGCTGTTCTACGAGGGGATGCCGCCGCGCAGTTTCACCGTGAAGCGCAACGAGGCCGCGATCGCCGAGGTCGCCGCCGCCGCGGAGGTCTTCGACCACGAGCTGCACCGGCTCTACGCAAAGCTGCGGGGGATGCTGTGAAGATTCGCCCGGTCGTCTTCGTCTGGACCGACGCCGGCTCGATGGTGCCGCTGCCGCGCTTCCTGCCGCTGTGCGAGCGGCAGTTCGCCGTCGGCGAGGAGTACCCGCTGACGCTCGTCGAGCAGCGGTCGATGCGCTCGCACAACCACTACTTCGCCTCCGTCGCCGGCGGCTGGGACAACCTCCCGGAGAACGTCGCGAAGATATTCCCGACGGCGGACCATCTTCGCCGGTGGTGCTTGGTCGAGTGCAATTACTGCAGCCACACGCACTACGGCTTCGACACGCCGAAGGACGCCAAGGTCTTCGCGAAGGCGCTGCGGCGATTCGACGAGTACGCCCGGATCACCGTCTCCGGTCGCCACGTCCACGTCCGCGTCGCCAAGTCCCAGGCGCTCAGTTCCATGCTCCGCGACGAGTTCGAGCAGAGCAAGCGCGACGTGCTCGACCTGATCGCGGCGATGATCGGGCTCGCCCGCGAGGATCTTGAGCGCGAGGCCGCGATCGAGGCTCCGCCGCGCCGCCGCGCTTTGCCCGCACCGAAAAAGGAGAACGTTGATGCAGGATGACCTGAAGGCGCTACCGGGTATCAAGGAGAAGCAGCTCGTCGCGCTCGGGGCTTGTGCCGTCTGCGGCAAGGCCCAGCTCGCTCATGGCGACGTCTCGTTCTACGAGATCACGATCCGACGCGGAGGGTTCGTACTCGACGCGCTGAAACGCCGAGCCGGCCTTGGGGTGGCGTTAGGTTCCGATCCGCTCGCTGCGATCATGGGTCCCGATGAAGACCTCGCGAAGGTTCTCGCTGGCCCGAAGACCGTTTTCGTCTCGGAAAGCTGCGCCGCGCTGGTCCCCCATCTCGTTTTGCTGTTCGGGGACGAGGCATGACGCTGCACGTCTTCACCATTCAGGAGAAGCTCGAAGCGGTCGAGAACCTGATCGCGCTCTGGCGTCGCACCGGCGCCGCTGCCGTCGATCTCGACCTCCTGAAGGCGATCGCCGCCGACCTCCGCGCGAGGCTCGACCACGTCCCGTCCGCCGCGCTCGTCTCGCTGGAGCAGCGCGTCGTCGCGATGAAGCGGACGCGGTCCACGCTCGGCTATCACACCGGCGCGATGATCGGACTCTCGCAGGAGGTCGCCGCGCGCTGGCCCGTCGTCCGGCAGGCGCTGGAGCGGTTCGGCGCGGAGGTCGAGACCAAGCAGGCGTCCTGGCCGGCGCTGATCGGCTCCGGCAACCCGGAGGCGCATGATTACGCCGCAGGTCACAAGCCGAGGAAGCCATGACCGAAGCCCTCCGCCAGCGCGAGCCGCGCGAGACGTCCCCGGCGTTCCTCAACTACGTCAGGCGGCAGCCGTGCTGCGTCTGCGGCGGCCCGCCGCTCTCCGAGGCCGCGCACGTCAAGATGGGGTCGCTGCCCCACGGCAAGCGCCCGGCGGGCGGAAACGAGCGGCCGAGCGACCGCTGGGCCGTCCCGCTCTGCGCCGACTGCCACCGCGAGGGACCGGAGGCGCAGCACCGCGTCGGCGAGCGTCAATTCTGGGAGGCGGCCGGGCTCGACCCGTTCGCGCTCGCGATCCGGCTCTGGAACAACTTCAACAGGAGCAAGTGATGGAACGTCGTCAGTATTCGCTGGACGACCTCGAGCGCATGCGCCGCGCGATCCGTTTGAAGCTCGACGGGATTCCCGCCGGCTGCGGGTTCGAGATCGAGCAGATCGCGAAGCGCACGCAAAGCTCCATCGTCGAGCAGGAACTTCGCACCGCCATTTTCGCCGGGATAGCTCCGGAGGAGTTTGAATCATGACGCTCGAATGGACCTCGGTCGTGATCCTCGGCCCGAAGATCGCCGTCGACGGCCGGACGCTCGACGCCTGCACGGTCGCCATGCGCCGGCGCGCGTCCTCGGGCGAGTGGCAGTACCGCGCTCCGACGCGCGAGGAGGAAGCAACCTACGTCAGCGACGAGGCGTGGTGAACCATGATCGACCGGCAGGGCGGGAAAATTCTGATCGAGTGCGATTCGTGCGACGAGGTCTTCGAGGGCGACCCGGGCGCGGAGTTCGCCGAGGTCTGGAGCGCCGCGAAGCGCGACGGCTGGCGCACCCGAAAGATCGCCGGCGAGTGGCTGCACGGTTGTCCGAAATGCGGAGTTCCGACATGAGCGTATCCGTCAAGTCCCAGATCGCCGAGGTCGAATACGAGCTCAAGATGCGCCGCCGGGTTTATCCGCACCAAGTCGCGCGAAGAAACATGACGCAGGGGGTCGCCGACCTGCACATGCAGCACATGGAGGCGGTGCTGGCGACGCTGCAACAACTCGAAGCGAAGGAAGGAAAAGTCGAATGAACCTGATCGCGTTGATTCTGATGTGGCTGGTCGTGCCGATGATGCTCGTCCCGGCGATGTCGGCGAAGGCCGAGGAGGCCGCGCCGAAGGGCATCAACTTCCAGGCCCAGCTCGTCGATCCCTCGACCGGCGACCCGCTGCGCGAGTGCGGCGACTTCGACCCCGGCCCGCCGCCGAAGTGCAAGCGGGAATTCCCGGTGACGCTCGGCCGGCTCGCGCTCGGCTCGCTGCTGCAGCCGGAGCAGAACCTCGACGCCACCGAGCAGCTCAAGCGGTGGACGCTCGCGCAGAAGGTCTTCAAGGCGGTTTATCCCGTGGAGCTCTCCGCCGACGAGATCGAGCTGATCAAGAAGCAGATCGCCAAGCGCGGGCATCCGGAGTGGACCGGGCAGGCGGTCGAGCTGCTCGACCCGGTCGCGGCGCGGAAGGCGAAATGAGAAACGGCGCCGGTGGGCAGGACCGGCGCCGTCGCCTCTTCAAACGGGGGAATGACTGAAGAAGTCGAAGCCAAGGGAAAGCCTCGATGCCGTTTTATAATCTGAACGCTGTTGCTTCGCAAACGGAAAGGGAAAACCAAATGTCGATGACTGTGGACGACTTCAAAGCGACGACCGAGCCGGTCGTGGACCTGGACAACCTCGCCCGCGAGATCAAGGTCGTAGAGCCCGAGGCGCCGGTGCCGGACGGCGAACTCGTCTCCGGGAGCGTGAAGCAGCTCGACGCGCTGCTCGACGAGATCGTCGCCGCGATCAAGAAGGACCGCGCGATGCCGCAGGTCGGAGTCCTGTCGGGCAAGGGATTCCTCCAGGGCTTCAACGTCATCGCCGACGACGTCGTCAAGATCGCCAACGACCACGTCCGCCGCGCCGAGCAGACGCGCGAGGAGGCGGTGGCGTTCGCCGACGAGATCAGGCGGTGCGGGACGGTCTTCTGCCGCCGCGTCGAGGAGGAGGCCGTCCGCGGCTACCAGGTCTCCCGCATCCTCCGCGAGGCGCGGAAGGTGATCGGCGAGTCGTGAAAGTACCGTTAGGCGGCATGGTGGGGCTTCTCCTGGCCGCCGCTCCGGCGGCGGCCGAGACCGGCGTCGCCTCGACCTACGTCGACTACGCCGTGGCGTGCCCGGGGAAACGGTTTTCCCCGGTCGCGATGCTGGCGGCCCATCCCTCGCTCCCCTGCGGCTCGTTGGCGAGGGTCGAGAACCTCGCCAACGGGCGGAGCGTCGTCGTCGAGATCGTCGACCGGAGTCCCCACCTCCCCCGGGGGCGGGTGATCGACCTGACCCCGGCGGCGGCGAAGGCGATCGGGTCGAACGGTTTGGCCCGCGTCCGGGTGGGTCCCGTTCTCGAAATAAGCCCCGTACGCTCGCTTTCCGGCTTCCAGGCCCTATGGGCGTACCGGATCGGGCTTTAGGCGCGTCCTGGCGAGGCTGCCACCCCAAGGCGCGCGCCCTTAGCGCGGCGGGACGCTCGCGTTCGGCGGCGGCTGGATCAGCGACCGCGAGATCAGCAGGTCGATCTGCCGCTGCATCGCGTCGAGCCGCCCGACCAGCGCCGCCCGCGTCGCGTCGTCGGTGTGCGCGTGGGACTCTGTTTCGACCTTCGTCGCCAGCTCTTTTCGCTGCTCGACGCTTTCCGCTTCGAGCCGCCGGAAGCCGTCGGTCATCCGCGTCACGAGGTCGTTGTGCTCGCGCAGCGTGACGTAGTTGTTCTTGATGTCCTTGATGTCGGAGCGCGGGTCGGCCAGCGACCAGAACATGCCGATCAGGCCGATGCCCACCGCCAACGCGACAGACACGATGATCTGCCACATTCCCATCCAGGAATTGTTGAGCGGCATTTTTGAACACCCCCCCGAGGGCGCGTTCAAATACCACGATTCTTCATCGGGCCTTGGGCTGGAGGGCGGTGCCGATCTGGCCGAGGACTCGCTCGAGCTTCTCGTCGCTGGCCTTCTGGCGCTCCTGCGTCACCGCCGTCAGCGTCGTGAGCTGCCCGATGCTGTCGGCGATCTTCTGGTTGCTCTTGATGAACTCCTGGGCGAGCGCCTGGCGCTTCTCCTCCTGGTCCCGCGCGACGGTCTGCAGGGTGATCAGCGAGGACGCCTGGGTCGTCTTGATGTCGGAGACGTCCTTGCTCGTCGAGGTCTGGTTCCAGACCATGAAGGCGTAGCCGACGGCGACCACGAAGATGCCCGCGCCGAACAAGCCGACCTGCGTCAGGGACATTCGCACCCCGGTGTCGGGGGTCAGGACGCCGTCGTCGCGACGCCTGGGCCTGCCGGAGGAGCGCCGCGCGGACATCGGCTCACCTGATCGGCAGCAGGTTCAGCACGGGCAACGCCGGCAGCAGCCCGCCGGCGAGGCCCGGGATCGCCGGGGCCGCGAGGCCGCCGGTCCCGACCGTGACGCCGACCATCGCCGCGAGGCGGACGAACAGCAGCGTCTCATCCTGCACGAGCGGCGCGCAGCCGATCCGCAGGTAGGTCGGGAGCCCGGCCTGCGCCGTCAGGCGGGCGAGGCGGACGCGCTCGAAGATCACCGCGGGCCCCGGCGGCTGGCTGTCCGGCTTCGGCAGTTTGCCGATGAACTTGATCATCGCGACGAAGCAAGTGTGCGCGATCTCGTCGCGCATCTGCCCGGTGTCGGGGTCGATCGCCGCGGCGAGGGAGTCCGCGGCCTCGATGTCCGCGGTGCCCTTCGCCGCGATCCGCGTCAGGACGTCGCCGACGTCGTTGCTCGCCGGCGCGGCGAGCGGCGAGACCGCCCTCTTGACCTGGGCGAGCGCGACGCCGGGCAGCAAGAGCGCGATCAGGAGCGCGGCACAAAAGTGTTTCACGTGAAACATTTTCACTTTTCCTGCGGCGGCGTCGGCGTTACCGCGATCGCCGAGATCACGTCGTCCTTCTTCGCCGAGCCCGAGCTCGAACCGAAGAAGTAGCTGTAGACGTCCTTGAGGCAGCCGGTCATCACGCCGAGCAGCGTCATGAACGCGCCCGCGACCTTGTCGTCCATCGCGCTGCTCTTGAAAAGCAGCATGACCGCGAGGAACGAGACGACGATGATGATCGCCATCGCGAGGAAGCCCTGCGTGTCCGGGAGCCAGATCGGCCTCGACGGCTTCACCGTCGGGACGCTCGTCGGGGGTGATGTTTCTTCGGCCATTTTCCCCTCCTACGTGGCCGGCCGATTCGCGGCAAGGGCGGCGTCCATCGCCGCGCAGAACGCCTCGTCGACGTAGCCGGTGTCCGGCATGCCGTGCTCCTGCTGGAATTTCCGCACCGCGGCGCGGGTCAGCCGGCCGAAGCTGCCGTCGACCGTGAGCGGCGCGTCGAGGTTCTCCACCACGTTGAGCGAGGCCTGCACCCACTTGACCCCGGTCAGGTGCGCGCCGACCGCGGGCGGGGCCGCCGCGACCTCCGGCTCCGCGGGCTCGGCCGCGGGCTCGACCGCCTCGCCGAACGCCAGCCGCGGCTCCAGCTCGATCATCCGCATGGCGATCGGCAGGCAGCCGAGCTGCTGGTCCATCGCGGTCGGGTCCCAGTTGTGGTCGCTGACGTACTTGCCGCGCTGCTGGAGGTTCGTGCCGCCGACGACGTAGGGCGTGCGGATGCCGTGCGCCCGGCTGCCGCCGCCGTTGTAGTATTCCCACTTCCAGCAGGCGTAGGGCAGCGACCACGGCGCGCTGTTGACGTTGAGCCGGTCGCAGACCGTGAAAGCGTCGAGCGCCGCGACCTCCCAGGTGACCGGCCAGTGGTCGCTCGGCGGCCGCCCCGCCGGGACGTGCGTCGAGGGGTGCGTCAGGGGATCGCCCTGCGCCGGGTTGCGGTTGAACATCGCGCCGTTCTCGCCGTACTCGCGGTGGCAGATCGTCGCCATGACGACGACCGGGATGCCGGTCTCCGCCGCGATCGCGTCGAAGTGCTGGAGCCCGCGCAAGAGCCCGCGGGCGACCTGGTCGATCTCGTGCTCGCGCTCCGGCCTCGGCCGGCAGTTCGCCACCCAGGATTCGTACTCCGCCGCGAGCTCTTGGTACGGATGTGCCATCACTTTCCCTCCGGTGGTATGACGCATTTGACGAGGAGTTGCTGCACCTCGCGCTGCGCCTCGAAGATCATCTTCATCTGGGCCTGCCGGGTCTCGTCGGCCTTGGTGTAAACCTTCCACATCAGGCCCATCAAGCAGATGTTCATCACCACGAGCGCGAGGCTCAGCGGCTGGCCCTTCATCGCCTCCATGAACCCGGAGGCGGCCTTCGCGGTTTCCTCGGTCGCGCCCATCAGGCCGCCCTCGCCAGCTCGAAGTTGTCGTTCGCCGAGATCGGCGTGATGACGATCAGGCCCGGGGCGCCAGCGCCGCTGGTCGCCGTGCCGGCGCCGCCGCGGCTTGAGCCGCCGCCGCCGGCGCCGCCGTAATTGGCACCCGGCCCGCCGTTGGTGCTTCCGGTCCCGCTGATGAAAATGCCGGCTCCGCCGCCGCCGCCGCCGCCGCCGTGGCTGCCGTCGAACTCGGTGCCGCCGCCGCCGGCGCAGCCGACGTTCACGCCAGAGTTTGATCCGCCGCCCGAGCCGCCGCCGCCGTTGCTGCCCGCCCCGCAGGTCGTGCCGGTGCCGACGCCGTGCCCGGTGGCTCCGGAGTTGTCGCCGCCGTTGCCGCCCGTGGTCCCGGCGGTCGGCCCGGCTCCTGCCGAGCCGCCGCCGTTGCCGCCGCCGCCGCCGCCCGCCGTCAGGACGGTGCTGCCGCCGCCCGCGCCGCCCGTGCCGTTCGGCCCGCCCGCGCCGCCCCCTCCGCCGCCTTGGTTGTTCGAGACCGAACTGGAAGTGCCACCCTGACCGCCCGCTTTGGCGAACGACGCGCCGGGGTTGAGGGTGCCGCCGCCCGCGCCGCCGTACGCGGCGGTCGCCGAGCCGCCGAGGCCTCCGGTGTCGCTGCTGTTGGCCGCCCCGCCTTTGGCCCCGCATTTGTTCGATCCGGCGGACGGGAACACCGTGTCGTTGAAGAAGGTGTCTCCGCCGACGTTGCCCGTGGTCCCGGTCGTGGCGCTGCCGCCCGTGGCGACGGTGTAGTTGACCGTCGCGCCGCCGAGTACCGTCACGCCGGTCGACTTGGTCCAGCCTCCGCCGCCGCCGCCGGGGCGACCGTTCGAGGCGGCGGGACCGCCGGCCCCCGATGCGCCGCCGCCGACGCAGTCGATCTGGAACGTCGCGCAGCCGGTGTTGTTGAGCCAGGTGTTCGCCCCGGTGGTCGTGAGGAACACCAGCGTGGTGTTGCAGGCGGTCGGAGCCCCGAGGCCCGGCCCCGGAAACGACACCGACTGCGGCGCGGCCGGCGCGGCCGCCAGGAGCGCGAGAGCCGCGGCGAGGGCGAGGCGTTTCGTCATCGGAGCACGGCCCAGTTGAGCGTCACGGCCCCCGGCGTGATCGAGGAGCCGGTGTTGTTGCAGACCTTGAAGTTCACCGTGTCAGCCGTGGGGTAGGCCATGATCGTCAGCATGCCCGTCGTCGCCGCCTGGTAGCCGACCGTCCCGGTCGGGTCGGCGCTGAACGTCGCTTCGATCGCGTCGCTCGTCAGCGTTCCGGTCGCGCTCGCGGTCTGCGCCGACGTGCAGGTCGCCGACGAGATCGCGCCGGTCGCGAGCGCCTTCGCGCCGCTCGCCACGGTCCGCGGGATCGTCGCCGAGACGCTCGGGAACGTCATCGTCGTCGAGTCGGTGCCGTCGAGGGTGATCGACTTGTTGACCGTGAACGTCTTGCCGTTGAGGATCGTCAGGGTCGAGCCGGCGGCCGGCTGGGTGATGGTGACCAAGTTGACCGACGTTCCGAAAAACCGGATTCCCGTCACGTCCCCGGCCGTGGTGTTAGTCGGGGCCGACAAGCTGCCGAAGCGGGCGTAGCCGTTGGTGTTGAACGCCGTGCTGGTGAGCTGCAGGGCCGGGGTGAGGGTGTTGGCCTGGATCACGTCGACCTGGAACTGCGCGGATCGGTTTCCGGCGGCGGCCCAGGTGTCGGTGGACGGGAAGTAGAGGCGCCCGGCGGTGCCCGTGGCCACGCCGCCCGTCCCGTACTCGAAGTTGATGGTCGCGCCCTGTCCCGCGGCCAAGACGCCGTTGTTCTGTATCTGCTGCATGATGTGCAGCGCGCTGTCGTCGTATCGAAACTGCGACGCGGTGACCGCGCCCGCGCTCTGCGTGAACTGCGTGTAGCGCGACGTGGACGTGCCGATCAGGAACGTGCCGGTGGCGCTCAGGCTCATCCATTCGGTCGCGTTCGTCATGAACGTGAGGTTGTGGTTGCTGCTCGTGCCGAAGGTCACCGTGCCTCCGCCGCCAGCGCTTCTCTGGACCACAAAGTTGATGCCGGTCGCGTTGTCAGGCCGGACGATCAACGCCGCCACGCCGCTGCCTGCCGGCCCTGTGATGTCCACCACGCCTGCCGACGTGATTTGTGTTTTGGTTACCCCGTTGACCTGGAACAGCGCGACCGGAAGCGCCTGCGCCCCGTTGTCCGCGATCAGGCCGGCCGACACGGTCGGCACGGTGGTCTGGTTCAGCGAGAACCAGCCGCCGACCATGACCGGGCTCGAGCCGGTGTTGATCGCGCTGCCTACCACGCCGATGTTGGTCGCGGAGTTCTTGGCGTTTTGAGCGAGGCCGAGCAGGCCGACGTTGATGTTGCCGCCGCTCGCGATGCCGTCGACGCCGACGTTGAGGCCGGTCGTCGTGCTGCCGGTGTTGCCGACTATGCCCATGTTGCCGAGCGCGTTGACGCTCCCGGCGGCGGGGATCAGCGTCGAAGCCGTTCCGGCCACGGAGTTCAAAACGCCGAGCCCCTGCGAGTTGGTCGATCCGGTGTAGCCGGCGGCCAGCGTTATGAGCATTCCGCGTTGGGTCTGCGCCGCCGTTCCGGCGCTCGTGATGGTGAAGTTGACGCCGTTCTGCTGGTTGGTCGGAACCGCCGGCAACGTCGACGTGATCACCAGCGCGCTCTGCTGGTCGGCGAGCGCCCCGCTGATCGTGACCGTCGGCGTGAACGTCGGCGCGGCGGTGGTGGAGAGCGGGCCGACCGTCACGCCGTTGATCTGGACGTAGAGCCCGGTCGTCGTCGTCCAGAGGTCGCCGTTGACCGGCGCGGACGGCGCCGCGCCGTGCGGGATGTTGAAGCCCGCCGCGAGCGTCGTCGAGGCCGTCGTCACCAGGCGGCCGACCATGACGTCGCCGGCCTTGTTGACCGGCGTGTAGCCGAGTGCGTTCTGCTTGGCGTCGAAGCACGCCTGCCACTGGCCCGCCGTCAGGACGAGGCCGAAGGTGAAGGTCGGGCACGTGACCTGCGCGGCGGCGGGAAGCCCCGCCCACAGGAGGGTCGCGAGCGCCAGGAGGATCCGCTTCATGGTCGTCCTCACAGTTTGATCATCGCGTTCCAGAACGTCGACGGCTGCATGTTGTTGTGCGGCTGGTCGTTGCCGGTCGAGCCGGTGGTGCCCGTGGTCGCGAGGTTGACCGGCGTGCTCGGGGTGCCGAAGTTCAGGGTGATGATGGCGAGCGACGGGTGGGTGTGCGCGGCGAGCTCGGGGATGGTCAGTTGGTGCGCCTCCTCGCCGAGGAACTGCGCCGCGACGCGGCTGGTCAGCCCGGAGCCGGCCCCGGCGGCGGCGAACGCCCGCCCGAGCTGGATCGGCAGGGAGATCCGCTTCAGGGCCGAGAAGTCCGCCGCCGCGGAGCCGCCGCGGGTCGAGGCCCCGCCGCCGCTGGTGAAGATCAGGACGTAGGTCGCGTTGAGCCCCCACAGCAGGTTGAACAGCGCCGACGCGTTGGCGTTGGCGTAGCCCGCCCCGCTCCCGGCGTTGCCGACCGTGCCGTCGTTGAGCATCAGCCAGCCGTAGTCGGCGGCGGCCTTCAGCGTCAGCCTCACGTCCCCCGTCGAGGGGCCGTAGGCGCTCCAGCCCGCGCCGCCGGCGTCGGGGTTGGTCACGTTGTCGTCGGCGGTCGAGATCCACGAGCTCGCCGGGATCGTCAGCGAGCGCACGATCGCGCCGAGCGGGTAGCCGCCGATCGCGGCCGAGAAGCCTGAGTCCCACGCGACCGGGCCGCCGGCCGAAAACCAGCGGTCCCAGGCGGTCGACTGGTTGAACAGGCCGTTGAAGTCGCGGCCGTCGGGCGCGGCCCCTCCGGCGCCGACCGGCGTGAACGTCGGCGGCGGGAAGCCCGCCTGCAGCGACGCCGCGTTCGGGTCCGCCGTGGTCAGCGGGATCGCGCGGATGTCCGCGCCGAGCGCGCTGTTGCCGAACGGGACCTGGAATTTCGACGGGATGTCCGACGCCTTCATCGCTTTCCCCTCACGACTGCACGACGGTCGAGAACACGCCGACCGGCTTCGGGATCACCCCGCTCTGCGTGATGATCGCGGCCTCGACCGGCGACAGGATGAACACGAATCGATAGATCAGCGCCATCCCCCCGCTGTCTATCACGTAAGCGTTTCCCCGGTTCGGAAACAGGTTCAGCAGGAGCTGGTTGATCGACGGGATCGAGCCGTCGATGACGTTGGCGAACGCCTTCGCGAACAGCAGCGTCCGGTACGCCTGGTCGGTCAGGTTGAAGTTCGAGGTCGCCGACGTCCCCGAGAAGAACGTGCCGAGGCCCTGCGGCCCCCACGTGTCGACCGTCGGGACCTGCTGCTCGAAGCCGAAGAACGGCGTCGAGACGACGGTCAGCGTCCGGCTCACGCCGAGGATGCGCCCGAGCACGTCGAGGCCGTGGCCGACCGCCGTGTCGATGTTCCAGATGTTGTCATAGAAGTCGTCGAAGTTCTTGGTCTGGTCGAAGTACGCCGCGAGGTTGACGACGAGCTGATCCAGGATCGGCGAGTTGGCGTACTGGCTGATGACCGTCGTCCAGACGTCGAACGGGTTGATCGTCCCGATCGGCGAGACGCCGATGACGAACGAGCCGATCGCGTTGCTGCCCGGCGCCGGGCTCGGGTGCGGGTACGGGGGGCCGCTCACGTCAGCGTCACCTGGATGTCGACGGCGTCGACGACCGGCGCCTGGTTGATCTGGACCTGCACCGAGGTCGCGGTCGCGACCGCGCCCTGCATCGCCTCGGAGCCGACGGTCTGCGAGATGCTGACCGTCCAGGTCGTGCCGGAGCCGCTCAGGATCACCGTCCCCGGCAGCACGTTGCCGGTCGCGTCGATCACGGTCTGCCCGATCGCCACGACCCCGGTCACGCCGCTGACCGTGAGCGTCGTCCCGGCGATCGCGCCCGTGAACGAGGCCGCCGCGGTGTTGGCCGAGCCGAGCAGGATCGAGATGATCTCCGCCCAGGAGCCGAGCGCGATGACCGGCGCGTAGAACCGGCTCGCCAGGATCTTCGACCCGATCCGCGCCCGCTGGCCGCCGTCGCCGCCGACGAAGGCGGACGAGATCGCGTTCTGGATCTGCGTCACCGCGTCGGCCGGCACCAGCGAGCTGTTGAGGATGTTCACCGCGAACAGCACCCGGAGCTGCGGCGGCCGCGTGAACTTCACCGAGTAGGTCGGCAGCGGCGGGTTGTAGCCGGAGTTGCTGTCGGTCACGACCACCGTCGTGTTGCCGTTGTAGTCGCAGCCCGGCGCCTTCTTTCGCCAGATCGCCGTCGCGACGTCGAGGTCGGTGCCGCCGAGCGCCGCGACGTAGATCGAGTGCGCGACGAGGGTCTGCCCGAAGATCGTGACCGGCGAGCCGCTGACGTTCTCGATCGCGTAGGCGTCGGTGACGCCGGCGACGTTGAGCACCGAGCCGAGGATCGACGACAGCATCCCGACCGAGTTCTGCGCCACCGACTGCTGGCGGCGCTCCTCGAACGACGACCGGCTCTCGGCGTCGCTGCCGATCGTTCCGGAGACCACGGTCGCCGTGTCCCACCCGGGGATCGTCTGGTAGATCGAGACCGTGCCGGGCACCGAGGTCGGCCCGGCGACGAGGTTGTTGAACTGCAGCGTGACCGTGCCGGCCGCCGGGATCGTCCCGCCGACGGTCGCCGCGTAGACGTTGCCGGAGGCGTCCTGGACCGTCGCGCCGCCGGGGATCGCGAGGCCGACCGTTCCGACGCAGGCGACCTGCAGCGCGGTCGAGGTCGCGCCGAGCCGCTCCAGGAAGTAGATGCGGCCGATGGCGTCCTGCATCCGCCCGCTGGCGTAGGCCGGGTCGACCTGGTTCGTGTAGTAGACGAAGGTCGAGTTGAAGTTGTTGATCAGCGCCGCCTCGCTCGATGCGATCTGGCCCTGCGGCGTGTTGAGCGAGTAGTTCAGCGTCGCGCCGAACGCCGCGCTGATGTCGGCCTGGACGCCGGCGAGGACGTCCGGCCCGGGCGGCATCTGGAAGCCGTTCGTTCCCCACGTGACGGCCGGGACGTTGGTGCCGGGAATGTTCGCCATCTCAGGCTCCCGTCTGCGGGTTGATGGTCTGGAACTGCGCGGTCGAGGTTTGCATGTTCGCCACCGCCCGGACCTGGATCTGCCCGGAGATGCCGCGGTCGTTGACCGATTCGATGAAGCACGTCGCCGCGCCGACCCCCGGGACCGTCAGCGCCGCGTCCTCGAAGAGCTGCTTGATCAGCGCCAGCGGGTTCGACTGCGCGAGGATCTGCGTCATGTAGGGGACGCCGACCGTCGTGTCCCAGTAGCACTCGCCGGCGAACGTCTTGATCGCCGAGGCGGCGTCCTGCGCCAGCGAGTACGGCTCCTTCGCGTGCGCGATGTTGCCGTTCGCGTCGAGGACCAGGTCCCATGTCACGGTGTCGAGGAGAATCGTTTCTGCCATCACACCCTCACGTCGTCCCGATGACTATCACATTGTACGTTGAGGTGCTGACCGGGAGCGATGACGCCCCGAAGTATGGGTTGCCGAGCCCGAGCGTGACCGTGTCGTTCGATGACACCCAGGCGTAAAGCGTCATGAGCCCGTTGCCGGGACCTCCGTTGAGGCCGACCGCGACGTAGTCGCCGGCCCTGGCCCCGGTCACCGTCAGAGTCGTGGTCGTGATGGTCCCGGTGGTGATGGCGCCGCCGAAGTTGGTAGTCTTGGTCCCGGTCAGGATGCGCGTGATCGTCGCTCCGGTGCCGATCTCGAACGAGCCGACCGTGGCCTTCCCGGTCACGCCGAGCGCGCCGTCTAGCGTCACGTTGCCGACGATGTGCCCGGTGCCGTCGACGGTCAGGTTGCCGGTGACCACCTCGTCGCCGTGGATCGTCACGGGCTGGCCCGTCTTCGGCGTGACGTCCAGCCCGGACGACGACCCGAGGATCGTGTTGCCGTTGCGGTCCAGGAACTTCATGCCGCTGTCGTCGAACAGCGCGTACTGCGTCGGCGCCGCCCCGAACAGGCCGCCGACGTAGACGCCGTCGGCGAGGTCGTAGCTCCGCCACGAGCCGGGGTTCGACGGCTTCTTGGTCTTCTTGATCGTGGACATGTCGCGGTCCGACACCGCGACGTAGCCGACGTCGTCGACCTTCGGGTCGATCACGATCGCCGAGTCGCCGCCCTGGATCCGGAGCACCGGGATCCCGTGGACCGTGCCGTGCGGCTGCGGGTTGCCGTTGCCGTCGACCTGGTTGACCAGCGGCTGGACGTCGACCGTCGGCGGGGCCGCCGCCGCTCCTCCCCCGGTCACGGCCTTGACCACGACCGGGACCATCGTCCGCATCCGCAGCATCATCTGCCGGACGAGGAACGTGGTGATGTTGAAGTCGTCCGCGGCGTCGCCCGGACCCTGCTGGCCGTAGCCGAAGGCGTCGTTGCTCACGACAGCACCGGGCCGGGCACCGTCGGCCTCGGGTACTTCGGGTTGTAGCCGTAGACCGTGCTCATCCACTGGCCGCCCGGCATGAAGGCGTCGAGCGCGTGGTCGATCTTGTAGATCGCCCAGTTGCCGTCCTGCGGCAGCACCTGGGAGGCGTTCGCCGACTTCGACTGCGCCGCCGCCGAGAACAGCGTCGAGGTGACGTGGACGAGCCCGCCGAACGAGATCTTCGGGGAGAAGATCGTCTTCACGATCATGCCGTTCTGCGTGTAGGCCGGGTAGCCGATCATCCCGGTCGCCGCGCCGATCTCCGGCACCGTCGTCGTGTTGCGGTTGCCGCCCTTCGGCCAGATGCAGAGCTTGCCTTCGATCACCTCGGCGTTGACGTTGGCGGCCTCGGCGGCGTCGCGGACCTGCTCGCGGACGTTGCCCCAGAAGTAGGGGGCCGACAGCTTGACGTTGACGCCGTTGTTCTCGAACCCGACGTTCATCTGCTTCGCGAAGCTCGACATGATGGTCGCGACGTCGGTCGAGCCGGCGTAGCTCGTCGCCGCGGCCGGCGCGGTCGAGGCGCCGAGCCCGGAGTTGCAGTCGAACCGGCAGGCGACGTCCGGGGCCTGGTCGAACTGCGTGTAGGCCGCGACCACCGTCCCGGAGAACACCGGGCTCATGCCCGCGGTCGCGTCGCCGGCGAGCAGCGTCAGCTCGTTCTTCTCGACGATGTTGTAGACCATCCCGAGCGTCGCGAGCTGGTTCATCAGGCTCGGGCTCATGCCCCAGACCTGGATCGTCGCGCTCGCCCCCGACGGCGCCCCCGAGTTCTGGATCCGCGCCGAGGTCCGCAGCCCCGACAGCGTCACCGTGTCGGTGCCGCTCTCCGAGAACGTCGACGGCGTGTTGGTCTTCCCGCCGCCGCCGAGCTTGACCGAAACCTCCAGGAGCCGGCGGACGAACGACGCCTGCGGCGCCGGCGTCGTGGGCAGCGCGTTCTTCGGCAGCGGGTTGACGGTGATCTTGGTGACCATGTCACCCCGCGAGGTCGGCGGGCTCGAGCCACGCCAGCAGGAAGCGCGTCCCGAGGCCCGTGTAGACCGGGTCGGCGGCGCCCTGCGTGTCCTCGAACGCGAGGTCGCCGGAGAATCCGAGGTAGGCCGAGCGGACGATCCGGTTGCGGTTCTCGCAGATCACGCCGGCGATGATCAGCGCGCCGCCGACCGTGACGGTCATGAACAGCCCGTAGGCGAGCTGCTGGATCCCGAGCGTGCAGGCCTGGTCGCCGAGCTGGACCTGCACGCTCTGGTTCGCGATCGGCTGGAGCGGGACGATCTGCATCACTGCACCCCGCCGACGAACCCGGCCTCGTCGAAGCCGCCAGACGGCGCCTGCGGCTGGACGTTGCCGACGCCCTGCTGGCCCGAGTCGCCGGGCTGCTGCGTGTTGGTGAAGGTCGCCGTCGCCGTGACGCGGACCTCGACGAGCCAGAGGTCGACCACCAGGAGGCCGACGCCGTTCGTCGCGGTTCGCCGGTAGTCCATGTGGTGGACGTTGACCGAGGTGTAGACCCGCTCCGGCGTGACGACGTCGTAGAGGTCGAGCGAGTTCGCGATCTGGTCGAGGGCGGCGAGCAGCGCGGCGCGGTCGCCGCTCGACCCGCTCGACGTGATCCGGACCCGGCACTCGAACGGGAGCTGCACCTTGTCGTAGCTCTGGAAGCCGCCCTCCTCGACCGGGTAGTCCGAGAT